TAGGCCCAAAGACTGCACGATTTTTCCTCTTGCACACCAGAGAATTTTGTGATGAGATTGTGTTGGATACCCATATCCTAACTTACTTGCGAGAGAAGTGTGGCATCAAAGACGCACCTAAAAACACTCCTCAAAATCCAGTAAAATACGCTAAGTATGCAGGAATATGTAAATATTTCCTAGAGAAAGATTTTCCCGGTTTAACTTTAGCACAAGCAGATTTGATGGTGTGGGCTATGGTTAGTGGTCGGCTGGACTAGATGCTGCTTTCTCCAGATTATCCTTAGCCCACAAAGGTTGCAAATTAGAGTAATGAAAACATTTCTTTTGTTCACTAAGTTTAGTTAGATCAAAACTAGCACATGGTTTTATGTGGTCGATATGCCAAGCCCCTTGATTATCCCAAGACATTCCTGTTGTGAATTTACTTTCTAAAAAAACTTTTAATTCGTCGATTGTGCAACCCAGCAGATCAGTCATGCTTGATTGTTTTTGGTTAAGATTTATGGCTTTCCAGAGTCTTGATCTTAGTAAACATTTTAATCTGTAATTAATATCACTATGCCATTTATCCCTTTGCCAATTTCTCCGATACTCATTTACTTTATTTTTATTTTTAGTAGTCCATCTTTTATTTTTTTCTAAATATTTTTGCGGATTTTTCCTATATTCCTCTCGTTGTTTTTGACATATTTTGTTTTTATTTTGTTCGTAGCGTTTTTTCCTGCCTTTTGCGACTGTTTCCTTGTTATTTTTAGCATATTCTTGATTGGCTTTTTTATGACAAACTTTACACTGAGACTGCCTGCCGTCCTTTGATTTTGACATTTTATGGTATTCGTCCAGAGGCTTTACCTCTCCACATAAAACACATTTTTTCATTTGACAATCCCTTTCCTTATGTTATAATATCCTATATGGGATATGAGTCAAGTTGGCCTTTTTAGGAGAAAATTTATGAGTAAAATAGATGAACTATCTGGAATGAGAAAAGTATTCGTTGGTATGGTAGAATTTGGGTATGAAAGTGGCGTCATGGATGAAGTCCTAGAACACTGGAACTCTGATAGCGAACACAGAGAAGAGTGGCTAAACATGTGGTATCTAGGCGAGAAGTGGGCTAACGTCAGCGTAGAAGAACAACTACTAGCATTACGAGCAGTCTACAATCAGCGAGAAACTATAGACTTGGACAAGGCTTCAACATTACTACAAGCAGCGGCTCTATTTTTATTGACTGATTTTCAGGTGGCAGTATTTCCCAAAGGTGGTATGGTCATGAGTTGGTTCTGGGATTTGGAGCCAGCAGACAATAAATTTGAGTGTGAAATGGAAGATGTTGTTGATCATTTGAACCTTTTAGAAGGGATTGTAGTATGAATAATACATGGAATAAACAACAGTGTGATGAAGTTGTACAGGCTATTGAGCAATACTTTGAGGGATATTTACAACCACCGTTTACTTATACAAGTGAAGATAAGGAAACTATGGTAGATGATCTTTCAGCAATAATTTACAATAAATTTGATGAGGAGATTGATTAAATGGAGACAAATATTACATCACAAGAAGCATGGCGAATTTTGGATGCTATTGTTTCATATAAAAATGATTACGAATTATCTGTGACTGTTATAAAAACACTTAGCAGTGCAGAAAAGAAGATGAAAAAAATCGTAGATGAGGAATAAATGTATACAATAATGGCTTTTATGGATGAGTTTTTGGTTGACAATCAGCCGTTTAGTGTTATACTTTTACTAATGATAGCAGCGTTTGTTTGGTTACAATTTAGGAGGAACGACTTATGAAATATGCAGTTTATTTAGACAGCGGTATCGAAATGGAAGTAGATTATGATGCAGAAAAGGAAGAGAATCATGATCGTTTCCGTCAGGATGCTGCTAAAAAGTTATTAAAGTTTTTAAAGGAAGAAGGCGATCAGGTAGACGTACATTGGGAGGTATATTAATATGGATGAGATACTTGCAGCAGCATGGCCTGTGATTTTAATAATAGTTATTTGCAATATGATACAGAATAAGGGGAACATCAAATGGTAGCAGAAACTATGATTGGCACAGTTTTGCCTATGGTTATGATTATTGGCACATGTGAATACATTATATGGAGATGTAATAATGGTTAGTGCAGTTAGAGGACACAGCATAAATATAGATTGCAGAATGTGTGGTCAGATACATAATGTACTTGTTAATATTGATGATTTTATTGAGTGGCAAAGCGGAAAAGGCAGGTACATTCAAGATATATTTGACTATTTATCTTCTGCTGAACGTGAGTTACTTTTAACAGCAACCTGTGATAATTGCTGGAAACGATTATACGCTATGGAAATGGAAACATAATTATGAAACCAGACGCTAAAGAGGCATTGGAACAAGTCTATCAATATTTAGATGAGTTCAAGCATTTAAGTGAACGATTAGAAATGGTGGCAGATAATTGCCAAGAACCTTATAATAAAGATAGCTGTAACGCAATAGCCACTTTAATTACAACAAATGCTAAGATTGTAGATCAGAAACTAAAGAAATATTTAGCCGTTATTGTTGAGGATAGGGTGGAAAGCAAGACTAAGGAAATTATTGATATGGTCACTAAAAATAGCAAATATGTCGATCCTATAGACATGCCCTTGACAAAGAAGAATTAACCGTTATAATTTGACCACGGGGTATGTAATACTCTGGTTTTATTACTTACGGAGAAGACAAACTATGGTCGGTATTAATATTCAAGCACCGTTTGCAGATCAACTACTTGATGGTGATAAGTGTGTAGAGACTAGAACATACAGTATACCAGAGAAATATATTGGTGAAGAGTTAGCGGTTATTGAAACTCCCGGCAAGCATGGTAAGTTTAAGGCTAGGATTATTGGTACTATTACTTTTAGTCACAGTTTTGAATACCTTAGTGAGACAGATTGGAAATGGGACTATAACAGACATTTAGTAGAACAGGAAAATATTTTGTATGGTTGGAATGATGATAAAAATAAGCATGGTTGGGTAGTCAGCGATTTTCAGAAATTTGAAGAACCACTGCCAGCACCAAAACGCAAAGGCATTGTGTTCACGAATAATTGCGACATTGAAATTAAGGCATCAGGAATTGGTATTTATTAGGAGGACGATTATATGAAGATGAATTTGGATCAGAGATTGGTTAAAGAAGTTATAAAGTGCTACATGATTCAAGGCGACGATGTTAATATTGATCGCTTTATTAAGAATGAGGAAAATAAGTTTCTTGATATTTGGAAGCACTTCCGAGAGGATGGCGAAGAATATATTAAGAATATGTTATTAATTTGTGGCATTGGTTGTGTCACCCTTGAGAAAAACGGTATTGAATATACTGCTTGGGAGACACTAAACAAACTGTCGGAGTATGGGCCACTTGACACTCAGGACAGCGATGATAAAATGATGGAGTATTGTGACGAGATACCCGGACTTTTTACTAATATTATAGAGAACTTTATAGAGGAACGAAATGTTATATCAAGTAAAATTAGAGAATGGGAAGTACATCGTCACCAAGGGTGACAAACCTCTCAAAAAGCTATGTAAATTCACAGTTAAAAAGAATATGGAATTTGATACAGAGGAAGAGGCAAACGCATGTATTGAGGAATTAATTGCTGCTATATTTAGTGACGAAGAAAGTCTTGAGAGGTTTTAATATGTTTCATGTAGTTTGTGGTAATTGTGATATAAAAGACAAAGATAATTACCGAGCAGGTAAAGACATACACTTTATAGGCCCGTTTAACACTGAGAGTGATGCTCAAGAATGGGTAGATATAGAATGTGGATATGTATATTGGGAAGTTAGGGAAACCAGTGACTTTACCGAAAGACATTTGATCTATGAGGCCCCTTAGTCGAGAGTTTTTATTGGCTAGAGGTTATTGCTGCGAGAATATTTGCAGAAATTGCCCTTGGAATTATAAACGTCCCACCCAAACAAAGAAGGTCGAAGACAAACCAAACAATAATAAAAAATCTCAATGACACTTACTGGACAACTACTGTCATACTGTTATAATATAGTGTATCTATTACTAAAGCCAACCTACTACAAAGAGGATTGATATATGTTTGAAGGAAAGATGGGATGGGAATACAGAGTAGTACAACATGACAATTACGTTGCAGTACATTCTGTATCACTTTTAAATGACGAAGTTACACAAGTTGATCCAGAAGAACTATACAAGGCTATAGACGAAGGCAGTTTAATTAACGAAGTTAATTTTATGATCAACGCCTGTGCTAAAACAACCCTTAACGTAGACGGAACTGAAATTCCCAAGGAGAAAGTCTCATGATTATAGTTACTTGCAAAGACAACATCGACTATGATGTTGAATCAGTCAACTATGGCCCATTTGCAAGTAAAGAAGAGGCGACAGATTGGATCAATGATTCATGCAACCATGTGTTTAGTTATATTATTGATGTTTCTAATTTAACTTCTCCAATAGCTAGCGACAAAGACCTACAATTAAAATTCCCGTGGTGATTTATGAATAACAAACTATCAGAATTAGTAGATGTTTTTATGACAGATGTATACTGCTACATTGTTATGGAATATGGTGAACTAATGAAAAACAAATTAAAAGCGGATACAGAGTTAGATATCCGTCAGCATATAGCTATGTATTATCTTGGTGGTAATAATATCCCTGATACTGCGGGAGAATGTGTCAGAGTATATCGTAAACACTATAAGGAAGCATATAATCCCTATGGAGCATTTTGAAAAGAAAATATCTAAAATAGTAGATTCTTGTAATAATAAAATCAGAGATCAAAGAGACCATGAAAGCACAGCAGGATATGGTGACGACTATAATGACGGTAGGATAGTTGGACAAGCGGCACTGGCAAGAAAAATCCTATCAATCATTAAAGGTGGATAATGTCATTTCATTTTCAGTTATTTATATGTGTACTCAGAACTTTATTTTATCAATTCTTTTTCTTATTCGTAGCATTTACTGTAGGTTTTTTACTGAACGCAGAGTATGTTGGATGGAAAAGCAACGTAGTAATACAATCATATAACAATATATTTCATCCTGTAGATTTTGAAGACCCCGGTGTTCTGGAACAACTATATGGAATAGGAAGATTTAAGATATTTGCATTTAATGGCTACCCAGATAACTTTAAGGTTATCGAAGAGGCTATGCTTGCAGAAGAATGGTATTGGGTTAAATATAGTTATACAGTAGGAAATCAGGAAAAACTGTATGTAAATATTGACAAACACAGAATCAGATGGAAACCTTGGGAGTATTATTTTGAAGAAGACGCGATGGAGACATGGACTCAGAAAGATTTAAAACAATATATTGAGGAGGGAACTTTAAATAGTAGAGAATCAGATAGAGCATTTAAACTTATGTACGAACTTAAAGATATAAAAAAATGAAAGAGAGAATTAAATGAGATATTTAATTGTAGCAATTTTAATAATGGTAGGATTATGTAGTGTGGCTAATGGTCAGACTGTTGTGCCGAGGATCGCTGGGCCTTGCCTAGAATGTCCTACTCCTTTGGTTACAGCACCACCACCAGTTCAGCCGACAGTTATTTACTGTCCACCACCAACCCCAGTATATGTTCCTGTGTACTACACTGTGCCTGTGTATCAGCGTCCATGCCTGTTTAGGCCTTTGACTTGGCGGCAACCTGTTTATTACAGGTATCCTGCTTATGCCTATCCTTTTTATAATTATGGTTACTAAAATGGAAATACAACTTGACAATACTCCAAATCAAACTATAATTGATATAGACAACCGAAATCTTACTTTAACTACAAACTTAGGAGATAATGATTATGGCAGAGGAAACGACTCCACAACCAGCAGCACAACAACAACAACAAGCACCACCTAATCGTCTTTATGACGCACTGGTGTTGTCCTATCAGGCAGATGTAAATGAGGCTCTGGCAGTACTAGAATTGTACTTGACTCGTCCAGTAGGAGTAGGAGAGCATCCTGATTTCATTAGTGTACTCAAAGACTATACAGCTAAACTAGATGACGCTGTAGGCAAGCTAGAGACACTACAACGATTCTTTGGACAAGACCAAAAACAAGCACAAGCCTAACATGTCTGAAGAATATAAACAATTATCTAAAAAAGATAAAATTCCTTTGAAGTATGCTGCTGTTCATCCTGATGTTCGGCAGCATGTTTCTGAGATATTAGACGGCATAGGCAATGCTGAAGAACTAAGAGGTCACATAGATGACCTTTATAAATTAATTGATTGGCAACGAGAGCGAACAACAAAACAAGAATTACAAATAGTCGCTGTTAAACATTTGGAGATATGGAAACAATATGAAGTGGACGATAATAAAAAGTTGGGCTAAAGAGCAAGGCTATAAGATTACCAGAGAAAAATCTGGTGATGAAGCAAACCCCTATATCTATACGTGGCTGCTGATCGATAATCCTGAAGTATGCGGTGTAATTAATAGTTTGAGTAAAGTAGCGACTGTTATTTACAACCATATCACAAACGATGCCCATCTTGACTATCAGAAACGATACAAAGAACAAAAGGCACAGGAGGTATTTCAGCATGACAACCGAACATGGCAATGATGAAGAGATTAAAACTCAATCAATTACTATTAGTACAATAATCGGAAAAGCATTAGAAGCAGTAGTTGCCTATATTGTTTTGTGGTTTTTTAAGCCGTTATGGGACAATTTAATAGAGTGGTGGAAAACAAAAGATGATAGTAACGAATAAATTTGTACATTATCATTTACCAAGAACTGGCGGCAGTGCATTCGCTGAACTTTGTCATATGTATTTAACTGAAGAAATAGTATATGAGAATGATACTTTTTCATGGTTAGTTCCAAAAGAATTTGACAACGGATTATTGGATGTTATAACTTTCAGAAAACTACCTAGCTGGCTCATGTCTTATAATCTAAGTGAACTTATTTCTGAGACATATGACCCAAAAGACTTTCATAAATTTAAAACAATAAGAGAGAACACAAAAGCAGGAAAGGTCACATACAACGGCAAGTGGTATTATGTAGATGAAGTATTTGGAGAGAAATTAAAATGTATAGTATTCAATAATACTATTGCTATTAAACAAGAAACTCTGTTGCAAGATTTTGATGATATGTTACAATCGTTATACGGAAGAAGTACAGAATCGTATCAGCTACCACATAAATTTAAAAAACTTAAATATCCTAAGTTTATGCTAAGTAAAAAGGATATTGAAAACATTTACAAAAATAACCCAATATGGACAACAACAGAAAGTAAAATTTATGGCTAAGGTTGAATGCGTTAATGTTACTCCAGATGCAGAAACTCAGATCGCTTATTGTGCTAGAGTGTCCAACCCAAACAATCAAGATAATGAAAACATTGCAAAATTACTAAAATATTGTATTGATCATCAACATTGGAGTATTTTTGAGCAAGCATTTATGACTGTAGAAATTAATACAACTAGAGGACTTGCTGCACAAATATTAAGACACAGAAGTTTTACTTTTCAAGAATTTAGTCAGAGATATGCTGACACTAATCTGTTAGGCGAAGAGATACCAATGTTTGACATAAGAAGCCAAGACAATAAAAATAGACAGAATAGTATAGACGATATTAGTTCTGGTGCTAAAAGAGTATGGACACATAAGATTCAACAGCATTTTAAAGACTCACTAAAGTTATACAATGAGATGTTGGCTGAAGGTGTCGCTAAAGAATGTGCTAGGTTTGTGCTACCTTTGGCTACTCCTACGAGACTTTATATGAGCGGTAGCGTCAGATCATTTATTCACTACATTGATCTACGTTCCGGCAATGGAACGCAGAAAGAGCATAGAGACATAGCGGAAAGGTGTAAAGAAATATTTAGTTACCATTTTCCTATTATTGCAAAGGCTTTAAATTATGTTGAATAGTATTTTTCATGCTCTTGGTCTATGTCCTTGTTGTCATTCTAACTTAGTCGCTATTTTAAGTGTGTTGCCTGCAATGGCTGTTTGGGCAGGTTCATATCTTTGTTTCTGGAAATTATTTAAGAAACCTATTGACAAAGACGATAAGTAAGTTATACTTACGTCAGACAATTTAATTTTACTTTGGAGGATTTATTATGGGAGTAGACATTTACACAGAGAAAGCATTAGCAGTCACAGTCGATGAGTTTGTACAACTGACTTGCAGGCTAAAGAAAAGTCGTAAGACTATTGCAGAAACATTAGTACATGATGAATTGTGTACAGAAGAACAAGCCAAACTTATGGTAGAAGGTTCTGGTTTCTGTCGAGATTGGTTTACAGAACGATTCAAGGAAGACTTAGACGGTAACGAAGGTTATCCAGAGAACGACAGTTATCTCCGTAGGCTGATAGACATACTTGCAGGTGGTGGAGGCGTTGATCTTCAGAAGTTGCCTCGGTATGATATTCGATCATTCGAGAGTAGTAGAGACTCAGGATACGAAGTTGAAGTAGGTGTTCCTTATCTTATGTTTGATTCGTCAGAATTGTTTGAACAGAAATTAAGTAAAACTGGTCAGGCCGTTTCAAAACAACTCAACATCAAGAACGTAACGGAAACTGAATGGACTGTTTACAGTTATTAAAATAACACTTGACAAAGGTAGCCATCTCTCTTATAATAGGGGGATGGTTACTTTACTTGGAGACAATATCATGCACGTAGGATTATGCTGTATTTCAGAAGAACTCAAAGAACTAGGTTACAAGTTTCAAACTATGACCTACAAGCGTTTCTCATCACTCCCACGCGACGAGGCACTAGAGATTCTAGGCTCGCGTATCCTTAATAATATGCAGGTAACACATGAAACAATTCTACACTGTTACAACAACAGTTGGTGCTATCGTATCAGCAGCGATCTATTTCCTCTTATTACTTATGCTGCTGCCGATATTAGTTTATCTGAGTTGCCACAGTATCAGGATATACAACAAGAGATAGCAGCAATCAAGCAGACCCTACAAGACTATCCTGTACGCATATCATGTCATCCTAGTGAGTTTAATGTATTAGCATCTATTAATGCAGACAGCGTAGACCGTACCATACGCGAACTTAACTTCTATGCAGACTTCCTAGATATGATAGGTTGTCCACAGGACTACAACTCTCCTATGAATATGCACATCAACAATCGTGACGGCACAAATGCAGAGGTCACAGAGCGTTTCATGACCAACTTCAAGCGTCTACAGCCCAACGTACAGGCTAGACTTGTTATAGAAAATGACGACAAACTTAACTGCTGGTCAGTCAAACAACTTATGACCGATTTTTATCCCAAGACTAAAATACCAATTACTTTTGACTATCTGCACCATTCCTGCCATCCAGATGGTTGGACAGAGCATCAGGCTCTCAGGTTTTGCCATCTTACATGGGGTGACGTTAGACCTCTGTTTCACTACAGCGAATCAGCAGAAGGCAATAACCCTCGTAAACATGCACAGTACGCAGAAGAAGACTTTGCATTGTACGATCTCGACTTCGACGTAGACTTTGAGTTAAAAGCAAAAGATTTCGCTATTGCCAAGTGGCTAGGAGTAGGTGTATAATATGAGTGGATGGTTAATTGCCTTAACAGGTTTTATATATTTATATGTAAGTATAGAACAAGTATACAAGGGTAATCCCGGCATGGGAATAGCCTATTTTGGATATGCTTTTTCAAACATTGGACTATATTTACTGGCATCTAAATAAGGAGATTATTATGAATGAACCAAATAGACTACCATTGACAGACACACCAGTATCAGATAAGGTCAAAAAGATTCCGATGCCGAGTTTAGAAAATGAGATTTACGATTTGATCGCTAAACATAAAGATTTAAAGGAAAAGAGAGAAGCCAATGCCAACTGATCCAAAAACTTGGGATAAGTCTGCTGTAGTTGGACATATTCAAAATTTGATAGCATACCTTGACGAATTGGAAGATGCTGTTATAATGAATAACGAGGATTACAGCGAGACATTTGCTCTACTGGCTCAAGCCAAGTTAGCGATGATCGTTGAGGCGGTTAGTAAATAATTTAATTACTTTACTTGTAGGCGGCAAGTAACATGGAAGGACTGCTGCTATGAGTTATAGAAATATTGATAGTGATGAACGCTTGCTGATAATGGCAAGACGATACTGGGACGAGGAAGACCAATTAAATGAAACACAATATAGATGGGTGTTAAAGAATGAGGGATATTCAGAAAGAGAAATTGACAACGCGATCAGTGATTACTGGGATATTCATTTACGTTCTAATATATTGCTTCATTATTGGATTGCACCAATTCTTTTAACATTATTAATGTTGGTGCTGGTGTGGTGGAGTTGGAATTTAATAGTACAAATGGATCAAAATCATGAGAAATTTTTCTTGGACAAATTTTAAACCTTTCGTTATAATTTATCTGGTGTTATGTGTACTTGGGTATTTTTTATCTCCGGGTATCCAAAGCAATATAAACTATAAAGTAAATCGTAAACATCAAGACGTAAGGCAATGGTCAAAAAAAGACCTGACTATGATCTATGACATGTATACCGATCCAGAATTGATAGAATTGATGGAACAAATAAAACTTGACTCAGCAAGAGACAATGGTATGATGGTAGTATCAGAACTTTAACTTGGAGGACTTATGAATACTGCTGAAAAACTTACTATTGGTGAATGTTTGGAAATATGGATCAGTGCATTGGAAAAGAAGGACGATGAAGGCTATACCTATATTCCTAAGCACGGAAACAAATACATCAAGATCGTTAGACGATCTCCAACAGGTGGTCAAAGTGTACATGCGTTTGTTAATATCGAGACTCAAAGAGTACACAAAGCAGCTAGCTGGGCCAAACCTAGCAAAACCAGTAACTATCATTTGATAGATGATATTGAGGCTCTACAAAGAGAATGTACATTTAATGGTGGCTATCTTTATGCAAGGAAAATGTAGTGGATGTATTTTACAGGATAAGTGACGCTGGTTATAAAAAGATAAAACCAGACTATATCAATAATGAAACATGTTTGAATAACTTTGTTACAAAGTTTGCTAATATGTCAACCATAAACGTGATAGCAGATAATGTGTGTGATGATACATACGACATGATCTGTAAATATGTTGACAAAGAAAACATAACAAAGGTTTCTATAGGTCATGGTGCTGGAACTTTTAATCTAGCATTAGACATGGCATTAGAATTACCTAGTTTAAATCATGTATATTTTGTAGAGAATGATTATCTACACAAAGATGACAGTTGGGAAGTTTTGCAACAAGGCATTCGTCTTGGCTTTCCTTATGTCACACTCTATGACCATATAGATAAATACATACCTAAACATCAAGGAGGCAATCCTTTTATAGAATCAGATGGAGGTGAACACTCTAAAGTTTATTTAACTAAAAGTTGTCACTGGAAGATTACAAATTCTACTACTATGACCTTCGCAAGTACTGTTAAAGATTTGCAGAAGGATGAACCGATACTTAGAAAGTGGACTAAAGAAACTCATCCTCATGATTTTAATATGTTTACAGAATTGAGACAGGATCATCGTTATGTTATCAGTTCTATACCGGGATACGCGACTCATGGTGAACTTCAATGGCTAGCACCTCTAACCAACTGGAAAGAAGTGGCCTTGACAAAAACAATTAATCTGGTATAATGGTAGTATGACAAATTTTTACTTTAGGAGGTAATACTTATGCGTGGACAAAAAAAATGTGAACAGTGCGGAACGACTTGTGGCCCAAGGACTAAGGTATGTAAAGAATGTGGACACACGTTCTCCTTCAAGCCTGTATCAAGAGAAAGAAAAAGTACTAAGATCATTAGAAATTTTCCTTGGAGAGATTTACAAAAGGGTGACATCATTAAAACCAGTGGAGGCCCATACTATCTAAGTGAAAATGGAGATACACTTTCTATGGGTTGCAGAGGTAAGCATCAAGTTATAGGTATCGACAATAAGGGTATCCTAGCTTGGGGAATTGGAAAGTCTGGCAACGGCTTCTGTCACATATATATGGGTAAAGACTATTCCGACAACGGCAGTCGATACGTTAAAACCAAACATAGAGTTCATAAACTCAAGGCAAAGGAAGGCAAGTGATATGAAAGCTAAATACTATACAATAAATAGAATGAAAGACTTCTGTAAAGGTATAAGAAATATGTCAAACGCACTTGTATGCGAACTACTTGGTTGCGACCTGCCTGAAAAAGAGTTAGACGAATATGTAACACTGAGTGCAGTTCATGAATTAGTATTGTACTATTATGAAAAGCCAAAGTTAAATAAAAAGACCGGAAAGAAACGTCACGCTAGAATAGCTGATCCAGCTGTAGACGAGATTATTGGGATTTTAGCTGACGACATTTATCAGTCTATGTTATCTAAAATGGCGGCATCTGATATGATAGAAGTATGCTGGAGTAGTCAGACAGAATCCTTTCATCTGTATAAGAAAAAGGTCGATGACAAAAATGTCAGACATCTTGGTGAAGAACTAGGATTAGGTCTAGCAGATTATTGTTTTGACGATGAGGATGAGGAGGAGGAAAGTGATGATTGAAATAGATATTACAAACGACATGGTAGAGAATGCTCTTGATAGGGCTAATGACATCGGTCACTTAAATAACTCTATAACATCTGGTCAGGGAAATCTGGCAGGCATTATAGGAGAAGACATAGTTAAAGATTATATAGGAGGCAATATAAATAATACTTATGATTATGATGTTGTAAAAGATAATGTTTTATATGATGTAAAGACAAAGAGATGTACGAGTAGACCCAGAGACTATTATGAATGTAGTGTAGCGGCATTTAATACAAGACAGAAATGTCATAAATACATATTCGTCAGGGTTTTGTATACTAACAATGAGTATAGTAAAGCATGGATTCTGGGAGAGTACGATAAAGAACAATACTTTAAAGATGCTAAGTTTTTACAAAAGGGACAGATTGACGGAGATAATGGTTTTAGGGTTAAAGCAGATTGTTATAATATGCCGATCAATAAATTGCATTTGCCGACTTGACAAAACACTATTATATGGTATAATAGCTATAGGAAGTTTAATTTTTAACAGAGGAGTTGATTTATGACTAAGCAGGATCGTGTAATTAATTATTTGACAAGAGGGAAAACCTTGTCTCAGGACAGTGCCTACTCAATGTTTGAGGTTGGCAATCTTAGGGCAACCATCAGCGACATCAAGCCAATGGTGCGAAAGCAGGGATATTCTGTGACTCGTGTCAAGGGTCGCAAAGGTGAAACTCGTTATGGTTTAGAAAGTACTGGCAAGCGTAGTCGTCGCTAGTCAAGCAGCACCATCAGCAGGATAACCTCCTTTCCTGCTGGTGGTTTTTTAATACTATTATGAAATATTACGAAATACATCCAACAACTTATATTATATATATGCTACTTATACTCTCTATTGTCATGAACTTTGTGCAACAGAGACACATTCTACAATTAGAGAAAGAGATAGCACCAGTAATAATCAGACAAAACATAGAATTTTTCGACCAAGCACCAGACGAGAGAGTAATATGATTGAAACAATAGGTATAATAGGACAAGGTTTTGTCGGCAACAGCGTCAAGGAAGGTTTTAAAGATTATTATAAAGTACACACATTTGATTTAGTGGCTAGTAAGTGTACACTTAGTATGCCTAATCTTGTTCATCATTCGGATATGCTTTTTGTATGTCTGCCTACGCCCATGAAAACATCAGGCGAATGTGACACAACAAACTTAGAAAATACATTAGAACTAATTAATGCTTACGATAAACCAATACCAGTATTAATTAAGTCTACTATTCCACCGGGAACCACAGATAGATTTGCTGCTAAGTTTACCAACCTAAACATTATATTTAATCCTGAGTTTTTAACTGAGGCTAATGCTGTAGCAGATTATAAGAATCAAACAAGAGTTGTATTAGGAGTAAATGATAAAGATGTTAGTGCAGTAATTACTGTATTTAATAAAGCATTCCCTGAAGCCACTGTAATTAAAACTAGGGCAAGAGTAGCAGAGATGGTTAAGTATGCTACTAATTGTTTTTTAGCAACCAAGGTATCTTTTGCTAATGAACTAAATCAAATATGCAAACAATTAGATATTGACTATGATAAGGTGGTTGAATATGCAAAATATGATAAACGTCTGGGTAACTCCCACTGGACTGTTCCCGGCCCTGACGGTGATTTCGGTTATGGTGGTCATTGCTTTCCTAAAGATATTGCGGCACTAAAGTATGTAGCAAATGAATTAGGAGTTGACACGCCAGTTTTAGATGGTACAATAAAGAAGAACGACGAAGTGAGACTCAACAGAGATTGGGAATCACAGATAGGTCGAGCAGTTACAGAAGATTATGAAAAGACATTTGATCCATCTGCTGGGCCAAGTGCAGGTCGTGGGATGAGCGACAAGTGATAGACTTAATAAGAATATTAGAAATAGCATGTGGCGTATTATTAGCTAAAGCTATAATAAAAATTGGAAACAAATTATGGAAAAATTAGAAAACAAAAGACTATTGGCAGCAGATGTTTACGGGCCTCCTATCCCAGAAGGACACGTTTATCCTGAACCAATCCTTTTGCTAAGACCGGGACAAGTCTTACCCGAACTACCTGAGTCATTGCCAGAAGTAGCACCGACTAACATTAAAATAAATAGAGCAGGATTAGCAGGTCAAGATATTTACGATGAGGTATTTGCTTCTTATGTTCAAGACGGTACATTTGATTTAGATGATGCCAGAGATTGGCTCACCGGCATGGATGATAATACTGGGTATAATAGGCTTGAGATTGTTAAGGCTCGTAACGAAGTAAACGATCCGGCAAATCTCCCTTACTTTACTCCTGAATCATTTTATTTAATTACAGAAGTAGTCAATGATGCAGGGTTTGTCTATAATGACACAGATTTTATTGATGTAGGGGTTCAGACCAATATCCTGTATAATTTACTTGAAAACAAAAATTAAGAATGGTGTACTTGACAACTTAGAAGATGCCGGTATAATAGATATAACAACTAACAAACAGGAGACAATGATGCAGAACAGAGACGCAAACGTATCAATAACTTACCAATTAGTAGAAGCAAACGTAGGCAACGATGGATACACACAATGTGTTCACCTTTGCACAATAACTGACAAGGCTACTGGTGAGATACTGGCGACTAAGGCAGTTCCTAACAGGGAAGAAAGTGCTAACTGTGACCTGAGCAGTCTCATAAGCATCACACCTGTACCAACTGATTTGCCTGCACCAGACCCAGCAGAAGAAGAATGAAAAGATTTATAGTTTGTGCCGTTTTAGGTATAGCATACTTAGCGGCACAAATAATTTACCATCCAATTACCAAATGGGTTTGTGATGGCAGGAAAAACAAAATTAGTTACTTTCATTATGATGAGAGTATGATACATATTAATATAGAAAAGGAATTTAAGTTTGTCGATGAAAACCACATGAGTAAACAACATTTAAATATTTGGATGTTCTTTTGCTGTGGGGTATACGACTTACAATGGTTAGATTTAAAGGAAACTAGAGAATTAGAAACAATATAAGTAGTGCGGGTCGCTCCTGTGCTACTGGGTGGTGACTGAAATGTGGGAGCAAGCAAGAGACCACAAGGTACACTGACCTTACATGATGGGCAAATGTCTGAATGTTTGGAAGGTGGTGCGACTAGGGAAATACTGACGTATCTTGCCCTGAAAGTTGGAGGTGATACCGAAAATCCTCCCCACCCATTAATACAACTAGGAGACGGCATGTCGGAGCAACAGTTTGAATGGAAGAAAATTCATGCTAGAGCAAATGAACGTAAGGCTAAAGTTCAGGATTTAATAACTTCCTATAAAATACCATGTGCTATATGTGGTGAAGATCATCCGGCAGTTTTAGACTTCCATCATGTAGATGAAAGTGCCAAGTCTTTTAGTATGAATACGGCAACAAAGAATGGTACAAAATTTGAAAGAATAATTGAAGAGATAGATAAGTGTGTCGTATTGTGTAGCAACTGTCACAGAAAGCATCATAACGCACATCTTTATAAAAAAGTTGACTAAATTTGGTGTAATAAGTAGCATGGAGGTATTACTATGCTACACTATTTGGTTACTGAGTGGAATACTCATTTGGATGATAATAAAATGAATTGGTCTCAGCATTTTATATTTGCTGGTGGACATGCTGTGTCTGTACTTGTCACTGCATTTAAATTAATAACACATTCTATATTTCCCTGTTTCTTTCCAACAGCAGGTGCTAATTTGTTAACTAAGTTAAAGAAAGACTTTACTGACAATGGATGAATCAACTACATTAAAAATACTAGAATTAAAATACCAACAACAAAAAATAATATCTAAAAACTTAGAACAAAAAATTACTAAGTATGAAAACGCTAATAATATAGTTAAAAACACTATAGCCCAACAGGATATAGATGATCTTAAAACTGATCTACATACCGCTGAAATAGAAAAACAAATTCTGTGTTCTCAGATAGAAGCAATAAAAGAATAAAGTTTTCTGCTTGACAAACCGATAACTAATGTTATACTTGTAGCATACGACTTATTTCACAGGATTTTGGAGGATGGATTATGACTAAACAAGCTACACTACACGTTATGGACATGATCGAGGAACTACGACACAACAGCAGTACCAATGACAAATTGGACATCTTGCTGGAATACACAGGCGGCATTGAGGAACAGAACGGCAATCAACTCTTTGCAAAGACCGTACTCAGCATGGCATACTGTCCGTACAGTATGTACAATATTACCAGTAAGCAGGTGAAGAAACGTCCTGACCTCTCCTTTGGTGATTGTGAACCCGGATATGGTTTAGCATCACTGTTTAGTGATTTACGCACTGGTAGATATACTGGACATGACGCTGTTAGAATTATCAATACATATATCAAAAAGTTTCCACATGATGAGGAACTGGTGTATCTAATTCTTGATAAAGATTTAAAAACTAGGACAGGTGCTAAACTCATCAACAAGGCTGTTCCCGGTCTTATCAGACAATTTAATGTTGCTTTAGCGGATAAGTTTAATCCTGACAAACACGAATGGGGAGAGGGTTGGTATGTTTCTCGTAAATTGGATGGTGTTAGATGTGTTGCTGTTATTGACGCTTTTGGTGACATTAACTTCTATACCCGTACAGGAAAAGAAATCACTACTCTTGGTGTTGTTTATGATGGCATTAAGGGTCTACAACTTACTAACAAAGTTTTAGACGGTGAGTTGTGTCTGATTGATGATGATGGAAATGAGGATTTTCAAGGTGTAATGAAACAGATTCGCAAGAAAGACCATACAATTAAAAACCCGTCATTTAAAATCTTTGACATGATTGACTTTAATGACTTCCAAAAAGGCTCAAGCAAGAGTAATCTGGAAATGAGAATGACTGAATTAGCCTTGGCTATGGAGAAGAACGAATGTCCTTGTCTCAGTGTCCTAAGAATGAGTATTGTCAAAGATGATGAAGGTTTACAGTTCTGGTCTAAACAGGCTGACAAATACGGCTGGGAAGGCGTAATGCTTCGTAAGAACACGACATATAAAGGTAAAAGGTCAAAAGACCTGTTAAAAGTTAAAACCTTTCAGGATGCTGAATATACCGTAGATGACGTAGAAATGGGGCCATTTCGATATGTCAAGGATGGTGCAGAATGTGAGGAAGAAATGCTCAGTTGTGTGTATATTACCCATAGAGGACATCATGTACGAGTTGGAAGTGGATTCACTATTGATCAAAGACAGGAGTTTTACAATAATCCTGACCTAATTAAGGGCATGGTTATTTTGGTACAATATTTTGAGGAGACTACAAATCAGGAAGGTGGGATAAGCCTAAGATTTCCAACCTTCAAACATCTACATGGCAAAGCAAGAGAGGTTTAATATGAAATATGTTATCGCTATTGTTGTTGCACTATCTGCTAGTATAGCTTATAGTCAAGATAAAAGTGGTGTCAAATTTTTTAATGATAATATCTTACCAGTGTTACAAACCCAATGTTATTCATGTCATTCATCTGCCTCAGAAAAAACTAAAGGTGGATTTGCCATAGATACTAGGCAAGGTATATTAAACGGTGGTGATTCTGGGCCAAGTGTGGTTCCGGGTAAGCCAGAAGAGAGTTCTCTTTTTGACTATGTAGAGTCTGGTGACATGCCTCCTGATCAACCACTAGATGAAAAGACTGTTGAATTATTCCGACAATGGATTAAAATGGGAATGCCTGACCCACGATACAAGCATGAGAATAGAGCAATAGAACTTAGGCAGGCTAGACAGTTCTGGTCATTCAAAAAAGTTCAGCGTCCTCCTGTAGCAAAGTATGACGATGGTACAGAGATAGATGCAATACTGCAATTAGATTTAGATAAGCATGGTTTAAAGCCTAGTGAATTAGCAGAAGACTATACTATAATGCGTAGACTATATTTTGATCTTATTGGTTTGCCCCCAAGTGAAATACAGATGAGGCAGTTTATGCAGAATAAGAGTGAAGATCGTTATGAAAATTTAGTCGATACTTTACTTGATGACGAAGGCTTTGGAGAAAAATGGGGAAGACACTGGTTAGATGTAGCCAGATATGGAGAATCATCTGGTTCAGACAGAAATTTGGTTAGTCCGTATGCTTGGAGGTATCGAGATTATGTTATTGATAGTTTTAACAATGACAAACCATTCGATGATTTTATAAAAGAGCAAATTGCAGGCGATCTATTACCACATAAAAGCTATGAAGAATATAATATTAATAGAATTGCCACAGGCTTTTTAACAATAGGTACAAAAAATATACAGGCACAGACTAGACAGTTTGAAGCAGACCGCAACGACGACCAAATAGACGCAGTTACAAGAGGTTTTCTTGGCATGACTCTGAGTTGTGCAAGATGCCATGATCACAAGTTTGATCCATTTAGCCAAGAAGACTACTATGGTGTTGCTGGTTTATTTAGTAACACACAAAACCTTGATGGATTATATAGAGGTAATAATAATACAGGCTATCTTGGTGATTACGATTTTTTAGTCACAAAAGAAACTGAAAGCCTGTACAAGCAAAGACAGATTGAGAGATGGTTAGCTTTATGTGAGACCAAGAACTTAGAAGCACAATTAGAATCTATTAAAACTTGGAGCAAAAGAGTTACTCCAGAACAACTTAAAAGAGAGACAGATAAAAGACAAAAGAGATTAGATGAGGCCAAGACTAAACTTAATGAAAAAGATTTAGCTTATCTAGAATTTCTTGAGCCTATAATGTCTGTAAAAGACAAGACTAAAATGACTGAGATTAAAATTGCAATCAGGGGAGAAGTTAATAATCTTGGTGATGAAGTGCCAAGAAGATTGCCTGAAATATTTAGTGACAGACCATTTCTCAACTTTGATAATACCAGTGGACGTTATGAACTGGCAGAATGGATAGCACATAAAACTAATCCTCTGACTTACAGAGTTCATGTGAACAGGGTATGGCGACATCTTTTTGGAAAAGGTATACTTGACAGCTTTGATAATTTTGGTATACTTGGTGGTGAGCCAAGCAATCTTAAACTAATGAACTATCTTTCAAGTAAGTTTGTTACTGGTAAATTGTCAAACAAGCGACTAATTAAAACTATCGTTATGAGTGACGCATATAAACGCAGTAGTAACTTCAATAAAGATAATTTTGAGATTGACCCAGACAATGTTTACGTTTGGAGAATGAATGAGAAAAGATTAGAGGCTGAACAAATTAGGGACACTCTGTTATTTGTCTCAGGCAAACTAGAGGGGTCGCATAAGAACATAAGTGAGATACAAACAGGAATTAAAGCACCGGGAAAAGAATTAAGAAAATATATTGGGGAAACTAAAGCTAGATCAATTTATATTCCATCGTTAAGGGATAATAAGATTGAGATACTTGATATGTTTGATCGTCCAGACAATAGCCTGCTGGCAGCAGAAAGAAATGTAACAACAGTTAGTACTCAAGCATTATTCTTAATGAACAATCCAAAGATCATCGCCATGTGTAAAGAAATGGCAAAAGAGATATGGCAAAATAATATGAGGATGGGTAGAACCATGCCAAGGCTATTGCACCATAATAATCTTCATAGTATATGGCAAAAGATTCTTGGAAGGCCACCATCTAAAGTTGAATTTGAAGCAGCGATGGATTTTTATCTAAAAGATACAGAGCAAGCAGAACAGATTGGTTTAGGAGTTGGTAAGACCCCAGAAGGTGAAGAGTTTGTTGACTACACAAGCAAAGTAGACATCAAGAAAAAGAATGAGATTATGGAAAAGAATCTTGCAAACCTAATCCAAATATTAATATGCACAGGAGAATTTAGAAATGTACAATAACTATTTTAATCGACGAAACTTATTACAAACAGCAAGTGCTGGGTTTGGCATGTTGGCATTGAAAGGCCTACTTGCAGAAGAAACTACAGCAATTAAAAAGAAGATTATATTTTGCTATATGGGTGGAGGGATGAGTCACACCGATACTTTTGACTACAAGCCTTTGATGGTTGAGAAAGATGGTATCGACGATCCAGTAAGCAAAGGCAGAAAGATTGTCAAGCCTGCTGTTCCACTCACACCGGCAGGAGAAAGTGGTATTGAAATTAGTGAAAATTTTCCTCACTTGAGAAAACATGCCGATGACCTATGTTTAATTAATGGAATGAAATCAAAGTCTGGTAATCATAATCAAGCAAAACAATTATTACACACAGGCAATTTCCAGTTTACTCGTCCCAGTATGGGTAGTTGGCTACTGTATGGTTTAGGAACTGAGAACAAAGAACTTCCCGGTTTTCTAACGATTGATGCTGGTATTGGGCCAGAGAATTACGGAAGTGCATTTCTTCCTGCAATATATCAAGGCACAGCAGTTAATGCAGGTAATATGGCAAACGCAATACCTAATTTAAAAAGTCCAATAGGAATGGCTGAACAAAGAGAGAACTTAGATTTTCTTAGCGATCTAAACCATCTGCAATTAAAAGGCGAGAATAGCAGATTGGAAGGCCTGATCGAAAGTTATGAACTGGCTTATAAAATGCAGACAAGTGTTCCACAAACTATTGACATATCAAAAGAGTCACAAGAAACTCTAGAAAGATATGGTATAATTAATAAGACAACAGAAAAGTTTGGCAAGCAGTGTTTGTTAGCGAAGAAATTTAGTGAAGCAGGCGTGAGATTTGTCGAGATCGGATTCGGTGGTTGGGACAATCACCAAGACATCGCTGGCAACATTCAGCGTAAGGGAACTGCTATTGATCAGCCTATTGGTGCGTTGCTACAAGATTTAAAAGATTCTGGCATGTTTGAGGACACTATAGTTTTATTCGGTAGTGAGTTTGGTCGTACTCCGGGCATCAAGGCTGGTGCTACAGGAAGAGACCATAATAATGGTGGGTTCACTGTCTGGATGGCAGGCGGTGGCGTAAAGGGTGGCATGAGATACGGCACTACTGATGATTTTGGACACAAAGCAGTAGACGGGCTTGACATACATGATTTACATGCTACTATATTATATCTGATGGGAATAGATCATACTAAACTTACTTATAGGTATAGTGGTAGAGACTTTAGACTAACAGACGTATTCGGAAATATCCAACACGATATTATAGCTTAATGGCAGATAAAAAAGTAAGAAAAAAGATACCCAAAGAATTAGCAATCATTCAGGCAGACAACTGTACGGGCTGCGAGGCTTGTTTAGAAGTGTGTCCTGTTGATTGTATATTCCAGATAAAACAGGGAGTAACTCAATGGTGTGAGATTGATCTATCTACTTGTATAGGTTGCGAACAATGTATCCATGTTCCGGGTAATAAAGGAAAGTTATATGATGTTAAGGTTTGTCCTTGGGATGCTATTGAAATGGTTCCCACTGAAGAAATAGCACAAGCACAGGCTGATATGGGTGGGCCAGAAAAATACATAGATGAAAATTGGGATAGGCTAGTAGATATAGCACAGAACATAGCGGACTTGAAAGGTAAGAAGAAATGAATATAGTACAGATAGGTAGCAACGATTGCTTTACCTGTGACGATTGTTTTAAATTTGTAAAAGCTAATCATAATAAAATTAATAGATTAACTTGTGTAGACCCAAACATAGATAAACTTAGCAACTGTTTAAAAGTCTATGAACACTTTGATGTTGAAGTAAAGATACTGGCTAGAGCAATTACCACAGACCCACATCAAAAAACAGTAAAACTTTATTATTCTGACGTAGAAAAAAATGGGCAACATACAAGTTTTAATAAAGAGCATTTAAAAAAGATGGGTTGGGAAGATTTTAATATATATCCTAAAGAACATCCTGCGTGTACAGCAAATCAATTATTTGGAATGACAGGATTCAAAACTATTGATAGATTATATGTAGATACTGAAGGCTATGATTTGCATATACTAGAAAGCATAGACTATGAAAAGTATGACATAAGATGGATACGATTTGAAACTGCACACACAAAAATGAATATTAATGAGTATTATAGAAAAATGGGGAAATTAGGATACAGACACAAACACGATAGAAGAGATGCGGAGGTATGGAAAGATGAGTAAATTTATGTTTTATCACTGCACTGTATATAATCGCAATCCAAAAAAAGGATCAACTCCTTTATGGAAAGAAAGATTAAACGAGTCATTTGGCAGATGCAAAAAATCTGGATTATATGATGAACTAGAAAAGATACATCTTTTAATAAACTGTGATAGAGAGTTTATGACAGTTGAAATTCCAGAATATGAGAATGATCCTAAGATAGAAATAAGATACAGCAAGGAATACGCTAGACAGGAAACTGAAACAGCTACATGGTTGTGGGATTTTTGCAATGGTCTGGAAGATAACCATCAAATATTTTATGATCATAGTAAAGGAGTTATGAGAAAAACAATATCTCCACCAGAAATGTGTGACAAAGTAGACCTATGGAATGAGTACCTAGAATACTGGACAATGTATAGATGGAAAGACTGTGTAGATGCTTTAAATACTCATCATACTGCATCTTGTTTTATTAAACATACTGGTGGACATCCATTACATTATTGTGGCAATGTATGGTGGGCTAATAGTAAGTATATTAAGATGCTACATAAACCAAACGAAGCAATAGATGATACAGTAGAAATGTGGCTTCTTTCTGATCTTTATGCAAAAGGAAACTCACATATGGGAGAACTAGATTATTTTAAGTTTATGAGAAAGCAACATTTTTATAGTGTGCATCAACCTACGCTAACAAAATTTATAGACAATCCTTATAATGACCGTATCGAAAGAGATAGCTACAGAGATAAAGAAAATCTTGAGCCATTGTAGTTGACAGAAGGTGTATCTTAAGTATAATGATGGTATGGATTACTTTTATTACACAAAGAGGGCAACATGCAAGAGTTATATGTAGTTTTAATAGGCTGGAGCATGGCAATGACCGTAGAATTGTCAGTAGGAGCGTTGATCGTGTGGAGAGTAAATAAAACAAAGGAGTAAATATGTTAGACGAACTTTTCCCGGTGTATGGAGTTTATATGACCATGTTAATTGCTGGTTATAATCCTAATACAATACCGGAGATTTATAATGGCACAACAATTATTCAAGAATAAAAAAGAAGGAATGATATTTGGAGTATGTTCTGGTCTTTCAGACTTTACAGGCATAGATACTTCAATCCTTAGAATAGGAATGGTTGCAGGTTTCTTTTTTAGTTTAAGTATTACTTTCTGGATTTATTTAGCCCTAGCTATATTTTTGCCGGTTAAACCAGAATAGCACTTGACAAACAAAAACCCTGTGTTATAATTAAGTAGTTGGATTTATTTTTTGGAGGACTAATTATGAAGCGTAAGCATTGTAGCGACGAAGCATTTTTAAAAGCCGTGTTTACCAGCACGACCTATGCTGAGATTGCAGAAAAAACAGGACAAACGGAAGAAACCTCTGCTGCAAGATACTTAAGGATTAACAAGACACTAAAGCTAAAAAATGTTTCACTACCCGTTATGCAGCGTAAGCAGAAATCTGAAGAGGACAATACCGACAATCTAGTGAAGATGGTAACTCAACTAAAGTTACAGTACGGTAAATAGTTTTTAACTTTAAGAAAAGAGGATTGATGATATGAAGAACAGTGTTTATTTTCTAGCAGCAGCGTTTGCGAGTTTTGTTTTGAGTGTATCTATTTGGTTCCTTGGCGATCAAAGTGTGGCCCAACAACAGGGTATCTTTGTAGGGCTTTGGGTTCCAAGCATTCTTTCACTAGGACACTACTTTAGCAGTAAGTGAAAAGAGGTCAGATTATGGATCAGCTTGCGTTATTCGTATGCGGTCTTGTTGTGTCTTTGATTGCAGGATTTGGGATAATTACTTCACAAGTTTTTCTTGGTTATCATAAATTCTTGCAAGAAAGTAGGGCAAGAGCAATAAGGAAGTATAAGGAAGAACTAGAAAAGGAAGGACAAGATGACATCATCGAATCCATTGTGTAACTGCTATGTTGTCAATACTAATCCGAAGTCTGCTTACGCAGGCTTCAGGTTGCAAACTTGTTTGGAGTTAGCCGATCCAGATGGTGGCACATTTATCGAGCCAGTAGAAGATGGCGACGAATATATTGATCTGCTTTATGAGGCTTTAGATGATCCGTTTTATAGGGTCTTTGCAATATATGGAGGAGGTCACACTCAGGGACATAGAGTAATAGCAGACTTTTATAATGTTAATGACGCATGTCAATTTCTGCGTGAATTAACGGGTTCTAGTATAGATATTTATTCCAGATAAATTAACACAATCCTAACACCTTATATGGTTGTTATTTTTTGCCGAATGGGTATTATAAGGTTTTAAGGACGAACTCTTCGTCCTATCTAACCTAATTTTACTTCAATATAAAGGAAGAAATATGCACCAACGTAAAGGCTTTACACTCATCGAATTATTAGTGGTAATCGCAATTATTGGAGTATTAGTGGGGCTTTTGCTTCCCGCTGTACAACAGGCTAGAGAAGCAGCAAGACGAGTTTCTTGCACTAACAATTTAAAACAACAAGGTTTGGCTATGCACACAACTATGGATCAAAGAAGGTATTTTCCTGCTGCTGCATGGACTATCGAGGCGAAAGATTTAAGTGAGACTCCATCTGCACTTGGCAATCCATCACGAACAGAACATAGTTGGAGAGCATTTGCTCTTGCTAATTTAGAGCAACGCAATGTTGCAGACCTTTATGATTTTAATAAAAATTGGTGGGAGAATACACAGGCTGTAAATACAACTGTAAATACATTTCTGTGTCCATCTGCTTTGCCTGCTGGTGATGGGTATGCAGATATTGATGGGCCAACCAGAGATGAAGATAGTGCTGCACCAAGTCTAAGTCCAAGCAGTCTTGGTCATACAGATTATGAGACGTTTACTGGTGTTAAGGATAAAATCTTTCCTGCTGGTAGCGATCCTTATGCAGCAAAAGGCCCGATTACAGAAGGGTGCTTGGTAAAAGATCAGGTAACTAAAGAGCAGCAAATTAGAGATGGTTTTTCTAATACTCTTATGATTGCTGAATGCTCAAGTAGGCCTGATGTTTATAAGGCTAGTGTAAACAGAGGTGGCACTCCAACAGGTGACACAAACCAGTGTCTTGGTTGGGCTGACAGCCTTGGGCCTTTTAAACTACATGGAGTTGATGCTAATGGTGACAAGTGTAAAAACTGTCCCGGCAACGTACCATTTAACGTAATTAACGATGGTGAGGCATTCAGTATGCACCCCGGAGTTATGAACGCATGTTATGCTGATGGATCAACTAGGACTATTAATAACAACGTAGACCTGAGAGTTTTTGCTGGCGTAATTACTAGAGCAGGTGGGGAAGTAGGAAGTATTGATTAATAACGATTATTTAATTGAATTAGAGGATGGTTTTTCAGGGGCGAACTGTGATGTTTTGCCTGTGAAGGATCATCCTTCTTTATTGTTTAAGAGTTTTAACCATGAGTTAAAAGCCAAGGAAGCATATAACAATCAGGTTGAATTATCTAAACACAATCTAGCCCCAAGAGTTTACGGAGGGCTGTGCAAAATACCTTATTTTTATGAGCCAGAATTACTTAGGTATTATGATCCTAAAGTAACAACAACTGAATTAGGCTATCTCACAGAAAAAGCAGAACTATTAACCGAAGATATTGATAACGTCTGGATTGAGAAACTGTGTCATAAAATAAAATATCACACAGATTTGGATTTTTGGGATTGCCATTTTCAAAATATCGGTTATATTTATAGAGGAGTGTTGGAGAATGAAGTAGCGATGCTTTGTTGTATCGACACTGGTAACGAAAGTTTTTATCGAGATTGGGAGGTATATCATGCCGTATATAAATGAAAACGCCAGAGGAATGCTGGACAAGCCTGTAGATGCACTTATAGAGGAACTTACCCATGGTAATGAACTATCACCTGAAGAGTTGCTACAGATCGCAGGGGAGATTAATTACTCTTTTAGCAGGATTATTGCAGGTTGTATGGGTACAGTATCTTATAAAAAGATTGCAGTTATAACCGGAGTATTAGAGAACATTAAACAAGAGTATTACCGCAGAATTGCAGTACCATACGAAGATGAGAAGATTATAGAAAACGGTGATATAAAAGGTTATTAGGCTAATTTAAGGTGTACTAGATTTATATTATATTTTTCTAAGAGGTAGTGTATGAGCCAAGAATTACATGAAGATATTAAACATATCAAACAAGAACTAAAAGATGTTCATGAAAAATTAAATATACTAATTGATAAAATTAGTGAATTTGAAGTTGTTCTAGATGCCGCTGATATGATCGAAGAATCATTGCAGGACAATAGGGCAAAAGAAGAAGATAATGATATTTGGGGAAGTAACTCTTGGGAAACAAGTTTAGAAGACGACGAAGATGAAGATGGAGGTGTATACTAATGCCACTTTATGAAATCAACACAGTTTCTACATACCGTCACAAATATATGATAGAATCAAAACAATTAAACGATGCTTACGATATCTTGAGAGCAGGCAATGTAGATGAAATATCTACACGCTATCTTACTGAAGTAATTACAGATGGTCGAGAGATAACTAACGCCCAATCAGAGACTATAATGGATCGTTTAGAAAATGACGATGAGGAAGACTGTGTAAGAAACATGAGAGATAACATCTACAGGATATAACTATGGATGATGAAGACTGGTTTGACTTACCTGACGAAGAATTAGAATATCCTTTTCTGCCATGCTGCGATTCTATATGGCCTGAATAAATTAATGCTTGACATCTCAAAATGACGATGTATAATCAGAGCATCACAGGACAGATTTCACAAACTTTGGAGGACGATTATGAAATTAGCAGATGTAACAGTTGAGAACCACAGTGCAGGAGTACAAGGCACTAACGGATTCACTATCGCTCAGACGAGCAAGATGTTCAAGATTTTGTCAGACTCTTTGTACTCTGATAAGATTATGGCAATCATTCGAGAACTATCTACGAATGCAAACGATGCACATGTCTCAGCAAAAAACCAGCGACCATTTAAGGTGACTTTGCCTAATGCTGGCGATCCTAACTTTACTATCAGAGATTATGGTACAGGTCTAAGTCAGAAGGACATGGAAGAACTATACACAACGTATGGTGCTAGCAACAAGAATGATAGTAATGATTTTACTGGTTGTCTTGGTCTGGGTTCTAAGAGTCCATTTGCTTATACCAAGAGTTTTACCACTGCCTCTTTCTTTAATGGTAAGTGCTATACCTACATCGCTGCTATGGATGAAACAGGTGTACCTAGCTTGAGCCTGTTCGGTGTTACGGATACGAATGAGCCTAATGGTATTGAAATTAGTTTTGCTGTGAGTCAGTCAGACTTTGAAGAGTTTTCAGATAAGGCTAAGAGAGTCTTTCATTATTTCAAGAATCAGCCTACGATTGTTGGTGGTGTCTCTGAAAACCTGAATGACGGCACATACAGAAACAATGAGACAGTTATCTCAGGTGAAGGCTGGAAGGTTGGAAGACTTGACCATCGAAACGATACCTTTCCCTCTCAGTATAACAACTGCGGTGCTGGTATCATAGCTATCATGGGAAATATTGCATACCCAGTAGTTGCAGAGCAAGTTATCGGTAAAGAAAAAGACCAAGAAAGTGATGCTATTCGAGCATGGAACAAAGTGTTCGGCAAGGTAGACTTGGCTAACTGGAAGAACCTAGTGTCAGACATTCTTAATCAAGGTTTGTATCTTGAGATTGAATTTAACATTGGCGATCTTGAGATGGACGTTAGCCGTGAAGGTTTGCAGTATACCAAGGCTACAGTCATGAAACTGCGTGAGAAAACTCAGGCTATCTACATGCAACTCAAAGAAAATGTTTCTAAGAAGGTGGAGGAAGCCAACTGTCTGGTAGAAGCATACAGAACTTACTATAACCTGAATGATATTGCAGGTGGATACACTGCTGGTGCAGCGTGGACAGATGCAGATGGCATAACTCACGAACTCTCATCTGGTAAAAACCTGAAGGTTGAGATGAACAAACAGAGTCAGCTATATGTTTTTAATTGGAAAACGACTACATATCGTTCCAAGAGAAAAGTTTATCAGACAGACACTCTGCATGGTGAGACACTTGAAGGCAAGGCAGATTCGTACTACGACAAAACCAAGCGTAATAGTCTTAAACTATTCGTCTGTGATGTTAAGTCTGTAGAACGTGCTAAGAAGATTGCACTAGAATATTGTGAGATTCATAATGCTCAGGCATACCTCATGATTAATACAGTCAGACCTCATGAAATGTCATTAAACGGTTTCGATGAACTGATTAAATGGTTTGGTGGCGAAGTACTAAAAGTCAGTGACTATGCAGACTTGATCCGCAACGGCAGCAGCAGTGGTGGTGCTAAAGGTAGCATTTCTGTTAACGAAATGTTTGTGGTTGCTAAAACTGGTGGTCACGAAGGGCTTGAGGGACTTACTGGCAAGAAAGACATGAACGAGTCAGGCTACCTGCGTGAACTCAGCCAAGACATGATAGATAAACTTAGCACTTATGATGGCAAGATTATTTACGTGCCAATTAGTCGATACCAAAGTATGGATCAGATTAGTATCTATCGTATCTGTAGACTAGCAGGCAACGAGGATGTGAAGTTCGGTAAGGAACTACTGTCTAAAAATACAGTCTTTGCTATCAAGACAAATGCTGTTAAAAAGCTGCAAAAAGATGGTTACAAACTGGTCAAGTTCAGTGAGTGGTTCAAGGGCAAAGCAACTAAAGTGTATGCCAAGCAAATCAAAGATATTGCGGTATGGTGTAAAATAAGGGAGGCTGCGATACTTGAACTAGCTATGGAGGACGGTAGCAGAACCAATGGATACCGCAAATGCAACAAGACAGAACAACTAATGTCTGCCCATCTGTTAAACATCTATGGTAAGGATTTTGCTAAAGAAATTAATGATAAAGACTTGGTAGAAGCACTAGAATCATATATCACTCTATATGCTATATCCAATTTTAATCAGCCTACATTGGCTAAACCTTTTACTAACCAAGAAGTATTGGATATTATTGAGAATAAACTGGTCGAATGTGGACTGCCACCAGTTGACCCATCGCGTTTGTCGTCTATCAAGTCTAGGTTAAACAAGGCTATAGAAGCCGGAAATGAACTGACAAGGGCTGGTATTGGAGATATAGTGTCAATGGACGATCTTTTAAAACAAGTCGATTGTGAGTCAATTTTGAAGGCCTTGCCGAGTATCCATGATATTCGTAAGAAATTCAAACAGGGGCTTGACAGATCACCAATGCTCAAGTATACTATGGGTATAGGAGATCAAGATTTGGAGATGAAAGATGCACAACCAGACGGCACAATCATGCGAATGGCTGATGACAACCGATATGGTTCAATGCTCTCAAGTGTTAAGAATGTTGATCGGGACGATATTAAGAATAGTTTTGGACTTTAATTTCACAGGAGTAAATGATTATGAGTGTACCTTTTATGTTTGTTGATGGAAATTTGACAGTAATGCTGAAGGGCAAAGCCTATCAGGTTCTTCCAGATCACGTTAACTATGAGAACATTTTAGAAGTTCTGCCAACTGCAACGGAAGATGAGTTGGTGATACTGGTTGATCTAGAAGCATCGGTTGAAGCCTACTCTTCTGGTCAGGTAGTAATTAAGGATGGCAGAGTGCTACATGCAGGTGAAGAAGTGCATGGAAGTGTATCCAAGCGAATCCTAGAGTTTATGAGTAAAGGTCTGCCGTTTGAGCCTCTTGTAAACTTTTTAAATAATGCAATGGAAAATCCAAGTATGCAGAGTCAAAGAGAACTCTACGATTTCTTGGAGCATGAGAATCTGCCAATTACAGAAGACGGTTGTTTTCTGGCATACAAGGCAGTAAACAAAGACTTCAAAGATAAATGGCGTGGAGTCTTTGATAATCAAGTAGGTAGTGTTTGTGAGATGCCGAGAGCAAAAGTAGACGACAATAGAAGTGTCGGCTGTTCGCAAGGACTACACGCTGGAGCATTGAACTATGTTGCAAACTATGGCAGCGTAGATAACAATGATCGAATCGTTATCGTTAAGATAAACCCAGCAGACGTTGTAAGTGTTCCTAGTGATTGCAACTGCGAGAAACTAAGAACCTGCAAATACGAGGTTGTTGGTGAATACCAAGGCGAACTGCCGAAACCTTTGTATAAGGCTGAATTTGAGGAGGACGAATACCATGATGAAGAGGATATTAACGCAAATGGCGATCCAAGATGGTACTCTCCTGCTTACTGGGATTCGTTTGATGAGTACGACGAAGACGACGAAGACGACGAAGATTATGATGATGACGACTGCTTCTAAAGAAGCAATGTACATTCTGGTGAAGCAGGGTGGGTTCGATTCCCACCTGTACTTTTAAGAAAGGTAGAATTATTATGAAAGACCCAGAACATAATGAGTTTGATGACGATGAATACAACTACTATCCACATGAAGGCTATGATGATTTCTTTAAAGAGTTTGGCAAAATGACTCCTGAAGAAATGAACCAGAAGTGGAATGATTGGATAGAAAACGTATTAGATGAACTACTTGTGGATGGCGAGGCCATCACATTCAATCCGAAGTTTCCTGTGAGTGATTCACCCAATGGTGCAGAGGATCAACCTCCTCTGTACCTTGGAGTGGGTCATAACGGAGAACCATTATGGAAGAACTTTTGGTTTAAAGATTGGGGACTCTACAGTGAATGGCAGAGACATATGATAGAACACGCTAAATATATTTTAAAAGAACCTGAGTACTATAGAAATCTTTACGAGATTATGAATTGAGGTAATTATGTCGGATGATCATGAAGAACAATTTGTTATTGATAAACTTGGAGACTTTTTACAAGCAACTAGAGTTTGGGTATATGGAATATTTGGTGCCATGCACGATAAAGACTCTAGTGAACTACTTAAATATAAGTATGATGATCTTGACGAAGAGGAAAAACAAGAAATAAATGAATACCTAACTTTAAAAGAAGTAACTACTATATCAAAAGACTACATTCGATTTGACAAAAAGGATAAACGGTTTATAATTGGAGTACATGAATACGAAAAGTTGGTACAAGATATCACTGGCAGGTTAGTCAGTAATTTGATGAATGGCCTAGTCGCCAAGGGACAGCTTGAGTGTGCTTTCGACGATGAAAAGCAAGACTTTATTTTTTGGAAACCAGAAAAGGATGGACAAGATGAAGAACAGGAAAACATTTAACGAACAGAAACCTAAAAAGTTTGAAGGACACTTAGTATACGAATGTCCTGAATGTGAGTGTGATAATTATATAACCTTGTCAGAAGCCATGACAGAAGGCTTTATGATTGTTTGTCCTGATTGCAACTCTATATTGCGACCTCAGTTCGTTACTAAAATGAAAGTCTACTATGATGATAAGAAGGTTCCTCCTGTACCAAAACAAACTCAACCAGTATTTAATACTCCTGAGTCTACTCCTGAGTCTACTCCTACTCCTACTCCTGACCCTGAGTCCAATGATCCTGTATTAAAAGATTTTAATTTTGATAACAATAAGATAATCCCTGATCATGGATATATGCAAGAATCTAAGTTTGCTCCAGTAGAAAACACTTTTGCAATTAATGTCTTGACAGATGAGCAGATGTATGCTATAACTGAGGCAGTGAAGGTTTTAAAGAAGTACGGTTACAATGCAGGAACAGCGAGCAAGCTAGCTTCTGATTGTATGAGAGAGAACTGTGCTGACCTAACGATTGACAGGAAGAAACTGATTGAACTGGTTCTCAGAAAAGAAGGAGCAAAACTAAATGAATAATCTACGACCAACAACTTTTGAAGATGTAATTGGACAAACAGATGTTAAAGAACGTCTGAGTATTATGATTGCAGGATGCAAGGACGGAGACGTTATGCCTCATACATTACTTGATGGCCCACCGGGCTTAGGCAAGACTACTATGTCTAATGCTATCGCTAATGAGTTAGGTGTAAAAATCCATACTCTAAATGCTGCTACGATTAGAAATATTAAGAGTATCATACCTTACCTCATGAGCGTAGAGCGTGGTAGTATCGTATTCATTGATGAGATTCATCGTCTGCCTACTCTTGTAGAAGAGTTCCTGTATCCAGTGATGGAAGACTTCAGGCTTGATCTCATGCAGGAGAATGAAGACGAAGGCATTGACATCCCTCCGTTTTGCATGATCGGTGCAACAACTAATGGTGGCAGTCTAACCCAACCATTTTATGACAGATTTGTAATCAAAGAACATCTACAGTTCTATACGCCTAGTGAGTTAGCTAATCTAGCTAGGTTGAATGTAAAGAAGATGGGACTTGACGAACTAACTGATGATGAGTTGCTGGATATTGCTAAACGTAGCAAGGGTACTCCTAGAGTTCTAAATGCTAGACTTCAATGGTATAAGAGTTACGTGCAGTTCCATCAGCGTAAAGACGATGTTGAGGCAATATTCAATAAGCAAGGTATTGATAAGAATGGGTTTGATGTTAATGATCGTAAGTACATTGATGTGTTACAGAAGAAGATAGGTCAACCTATGGGTATCAAAAGTATTGCTACGATGTGCGGCATCTCTGAGGATACTATATCAAATAGCATTGAACCGTATATGATTAGAATGGGTTTTGTTGTTAGAACGCCTAAAGGACGGGTGTTAGGCAAAATCAGGTAAAAACCTTGTCAGGGTGTATATAGTCATACGAACAGGAGGTGATGTATGATAAAGAAAACTATAGCCTTTGTACTGGCTTGTTTGATTGGTGGCACAGCATATGCTAGACCGCCAGTGTTTATGAATAATTATGAGAGTGCTGTAAAAGTTAGCAACGATCTAGGTATAGATATACTGTTAGTCTTCTCAGCAGATTGGTGCAAATATTGTAAGATGCTTAAAAAAGATTTGTCTGCCAGTGTCAGTAAAGACGAACTCAAAGACCTTATAATCTGTACAATAAACGTAGACGAGAATACTAAAATAAAAAAAGAATACAGTGTATCCTCAATTCCTGATTCAGTATACTTATCGAAAAACAAAATTAAATCTCGACGAAAGGGGTATAACGATCTAAGCAACTATTTAAAGTGGCTTAAATCTAATAGGTGATATGGAAGTACCAATATATGTTATATCTTATTTGTTTGTGTTTACTATGGGTTTTGTTGGGGGCGTTTATGTCACTAAAACAAATGCCTCATCGGATAAGCCCAGAAGTTTTTTCGACAAACAAAAAGAAATTGAGCAAGAAAGAAAGCATAATGCAATTAATATCGACGATACTAAAGTTGTATTAGATAAGCATATAGCTACAGATAGTTTAGAAAAGAAATTTGATTCTCTTGGTAAAACCAAGACATCAAAAGACAACACGCAGTCAGCAATTAGTAAACTAAAAAATATGAAAGGTAAATAATTATGGGAATCGGACTTGACGTAGGCACGAGTTTTATTGTAATGTCACAGTATGAGGGCGACAATATTAAATTCAAAGATTTTAGAGATGCGTTTTATATTATTAAACCATCCACCCCTATAGCGAATAAAATGATTGAAAAAGGTTTGGCAGGAAAAGTGTTTGTCAAAGATGAAGATGGCTCTTTTATTCTTCTCGGTTCTGATGCTATTGAGAAGGCAGTCGAAAGAAATGAAACTGCTCGTCGTCCTATGCACAGAGGTGTAATCTCCGTAAAAGAAAAAGAAGCTAAACGTGTATTGGCTTACATTTTAAAAGAGGTGGTCGGTCAGGCTGAAACTGAAGGTGAGAAACTGGTATACTGTGTTCCTGCACAACCAGTGGATCAAGAAGATGAAGACTTTGACGTAGGCTTCCACGAAGATACAGTACAAGCTATCCTTGCAGAAGTAGGATATGATGCAAGGTCAGTGAACGAAGCAGAAGCGTTGTGTTACGCTGAGTTAGAAGACACAGACTATACTGGCATTGGCATTAGTTGTGGTGCAGGTATGACCAATGTTTGTGTTATGCTCAACGGCGAACCAACAGTAGTCTTCAGTACCACAAAGTCAGGTGATTGGGTTGACCGCATGAGTGCAGTTGCCACAGGTGAAGCTGATAGTGTTGTACAGGTAGAAAAAGAAAGCGGTGGTTTTAAAGTCGGTGAAGCTAATGACAATCCGGTTTTAAGTGCTGTTGCTTCTTACTATGAAAGACTTATTGATTATACTGCTAAACAATTATCCGCAGCGTTAGATGGTCACAAATCTTTACCTAAGTTTAAAGATGACATCAAGATTGTTGTTGCTGGTGGCACATCAAGGGCTGAAGGTTATGTAGAAAAACTAGAGGAAAAATTGAAAGAGTCAGGGTTTCCTCTTGGTATTGAGGTTGTAAAACATGCAGACGACCCATTACATTCTGTTTCTAAAGGATGCTTAATTGCAGCGAGTTTACTGGATTAAAATAGAAAGAAGAGGACATTATGCTGGACTATGAAAGCAGTAGAGATGAAACTGATAAGTTTTGCTCTTATCATAACTATAGATTGTTATATCAGAACTTTTTCCTTACACCCCACAGGAAAATCCTAGAGATAGGAACATCTTCCTGTGGGTTTGCTAAATTTCTTAAAGATAATAATATAGGAGAGTTTTTAGTAGGTGCTGATCTCAGGAAAGATATTGTGTCTGGTCATGTACCTTCCAATAAAACTTGGTGTGAACTATTCGATGAGTTCTATGTCGGTGATGTTTCAAAGCCAGAGTTTAAAGAATGGGCTGAGTCTAATTTTAGGAATGACTTTGATCTTATTATAGAAGACTGTTCCCATAAGTTAGAACAACAGAAGTATTTAATTAGTCTGTCTCAAACGCTGTTGTCAGATAAAGGTGTCTGGATCACAGAAGATATTCATGGTTATGATAATGCTAAGGAAATAATCAAGTGTGTTCCTGATGCACTTCAAGGATTAGCCTATGTGTGGGACGGATGGGATGCAAAGAAACGCTATGATGATTTTTGTGTTGTCATAGACAGGAGAAGAATATAGGGGATGCTCTCGCACCCCCTAAAAATTATTTACTCCTAGTATTCTTTTTACTTTTGGCTGATGCTGCAATCCAAGCAGTCTCAAAGGTTTTACCGTCTATAGCATATTTCTTCATAATAGGCTCTAGTTTATTATAAAGATATCTATGATCGCTAACCATACGACCAAAATCTAAAAGAATAAAAGGGATATCATACTGCGTCATTACTCTAATGCCATGTGCTATGGCTTTGTACGCACCAGACAATTCACTTTGCATGTTAGAACCTCTTAGATAACCTCCAGCGGCTCTGCCATGATCTGCTCTACTTTGTGCTGCTTCTTGGTATTCACGAATTGGCAAGATCAACCAATCAATTTCTACCTTCTGGACAGCTTCATGTAGTTTATCAATGTAGCTAGGACACTTGAGTATGTATGGGCTTCTTGCTACATTAGTAAGATGCACATCTAACTCTAGTCCTGAATTACAGTTACCAAAAACACCTCTTTCACTAGAGTCAGCATTAACTCCGTTAGGCATTTCCAAATGAGCAAACAGTCTCATGAGAAAAGTAGTACCGCAACGGCCTGTTCCAGTAATAAGTATCTTATTAGGCTTAGACATATAAATAACCTCTCAAAAATTTTCCAAAAAAAAATAAACGCTATCATTATTTACACCGGCAAAATTATTTCTTTATCCACAGCTACTATAGTTCCGGCAATCAAGGTGTATATAATAATATAACAAACATCTATGACGGTAGACCCCTGTTGTTATATCAGACTCATTATTTCCCAGTTGGTTGGGTTTAATAAACCCTGTTGTTGTGAGTGAGATTTTATAACGGGTCTGCCGTTTTTGGTGTATCTCTAGTTAGATTAATTTACTTTTGGGTTTAATACTATGCTATTTAAGCGAGAATTGAGATACGCAGCACGTTCTTCAAAATGGCCTGCGTTACGTAAAGAACATTTAAAAGAACAGCCAGTATGTCAGGCTTGTGGTTCAGATAGGAAACCAGAAGTCCACCATATCGTTCCCGTCCATCTCGATCCATCTCGTGAACTAGACCCTTCTAACCTAATTACTCTTTGTGATAAGTGGTGTCACTTTGTTTTTGGACATTTACTAAACTATCGAAGTTGGAATAAAGACGTAGTAAGGGATGCTCGTATGTATCTTAATAAGATAACTACTCGTCCATATAAAACAAAGGAGGGTAACAACTATGAGACTTTTGATTGGTATTCTGCTGCTGTTTATAACAGTTCAGATAACGACCCCGACTGACAGTATCGCAGGAACAAGACTCCCTAGTGTTCCTGATTCAAAATATTTAGAATATGGAAAGAAACACCAGTGTGTTTTACCTATTCAAGGTATAATGTCTAATGATCTTAATAGTACCTTTAGAGGTTCTTGTATTTTAATCTCTCCTAAATATATAATAACCGCTGCCCACGTAGTGGCAGGAAGTTTGTCACAGAATGTGATCTTCAATAATAAAGTAGTCCCCGTCAGCATAATTGCTATACATTCAGATTGGAAATACGATAAGACAGGAATAGCTGATATAGCAGTTGGTAAATTAAGCAAGCCAATAAACTTAGATTTTTATCCCGAACTATATACTGAATCAGATGAGATGAGTAAAGTTTGCAGCATGGCAGGGTATGGACATCACGGTACATTTAAAACCGGCTGGAAACCATTTGACAACAAGAGGAGAGCAGGTTCTAACCTTGTTGCTGAAATGTATAAAGACTGTCTGCTTGTTAAATCAGATGATGCACATACTAGCCTAGAATTTTTAATAGCACCCGGAGACAGTGGTGGTGGGATGTTTATAGACCAAAAGCTGGCTGGTATAAATTCTTTTATAATGGCTACAGATGGCAAGGGAGATTCAGACTATGGTGACGATGCTTGCTTTACTAGAATTAGTAAATTTATTCCTTGGATCAAAGCAGTAAAAGAACAAATAGAGATTATAGATAAATTAACACCTGAACAAATTGCAACAATACAAAAAATACAGAAAGAGAGAGTGAAAAGTGAGAAGAAGAAATGATTGTGGTCTATTACCATATATTAGAGAAGATATCTATGGTCTTAATTTAGGTTCTGCACAGTTGATTCCGTGGGCATTAAATGAATTTGATATACCATCTTGTTGGAATGTGACTGAAGGAGGTGGTGTACGAGTCGCAGTTATAGACACTGGATGTGATCTTGAACACCCCGATCTGCATGAGAATCTAGCTTTACCCGGATATTGTGCCATAGAACCCGGAACGTATCCGTCTGACCATAATGGTCACGGAAGTCATGTTGCAGGCACTATTGGTGCTGTTGCCAATAAATACGGAGTAGTAGGAGTTGCACCTAAAGTTAAAATTATACCAATAAAAGTATTAGGTGATAATGGTATGGGTAATAATAATCATGTTGCTGATGGAGTTAGAACAGCAGTACAATTAGATGCAGATTTAATTACTATGTCATTAGGTTCTCCTCATCATTCTCCTAGATTAGAATCAGCATTAAAATATGCTCATGATCATGGAATAGGAATATTCTGTGCTGCTGGTAATAGTGGTAATCACAATAAAGTTAATTATCCTGCTAGTTCTAGGTATACGGTGGCTGTTGGTTCAGTAGGTAGAAAATTGAATGTCTCTAATTTTAGTTGCACAGGAGAAACTTTAGATTTTGTTGCTCCGGGCGAAGACATAATCTCTTGCGTCCCCGAAGGTTATGCTAGATTAAGTGGTACTTCAATGGCTACTCCTTATGTAGTTGGTATTGCTGCTTTAACTTTGTCATATCTCAAGGGCATGAGTAAACCTTTGCCTAAAACTTCTGACGATTGGGTAGTACTTCTTAGCAAAAACTGCCAAGACTTACCTAACATAAAACACCGTAGTCCTAATTACCAAGGAAATGGTATTCCTTCACCTGTCTTTGAATAACTCTTAGAGATCAGTAAGCAATTATTTACACCCGATGTAACATCATAAACTTTTTAGGCCTACTTGTCAAGTTTTCAAATTCTTATTTTACCTACTTAAAAAAACTACTTATAAAAAAAAGACTTGACAACAAGCAAGAGGCGTATATAATAGTATGTATTCACTAATAAAGAAAGGGTGAAGATGTTTAATGAAGATTTAGAGGACCGTAAGGATATTAGGCGTGAGCACATTAATAGCAAGAAGACTCATGTAAAACCAGAAGTTCGCGGCAACGATGTTAAGAAGACACAAAAAAAACTTCAGCGACAATTTAAGCAAAGTAAAGTGGATTTAGAACAAGAAGAGCAATGGGAAAATTGGAAACAAGAATATAATTAAAATGGAAACCAAAAAAGATAAAAGATTTGACAACCGAAGTAAGGATGCCTTCAAGAAGGATATATACTTTGGGACAGCAGTTGAATCGTATTGGTGGGACAAATTGCTGGTGGAAGCAGAGCGTTGTAATGGCTTTGGCTTCAGTCATCATTTTAGCAACGGTTGTGCTAATGATGGTCGCTATCTAAAGACAGGGACTAACACGGGCGGTGCTGACTACTACGCTAGTGGCTGGGTATTTGATCAGTCATTCGCTCACGGCATAGAAGTAAAGTGGGTTTCATCTCCCGGCAGAATCACTCTTAAAAAAGCAGACGTTGACTGCTATCTCAAAGAAGGCTCAGGGCTGTATATCATTCAAAACATTGATCGTAGTATAGATTTAAGAAAGCCTAAAGGAAATCATAATATTGAAACACATCTCTCAAGACTTGACAAGGCTTGTGCCGATGGTAAGATTGTATGGAGTCTTATGCTGGCGAACAACTTTGCCTGCATGATGGATGAGTTTACTGATTATCGTCCAATTAAATATATGGGTAATAAACAAGGTGTTGTTATTCAAGATGATGATTGGATACGTTACGCAAGTGTATCGGGAGCATTTTTCAAATGAAATACATCGAAGAGCTAGAGGCTGGAGAACTATTTGTTATAGATAAGAAGAAATATATTATAAGTGCAGACTTTAAATCTAGCGGTAGCAGGATGGCAGTCTCTCTGAATACTGGACAGGTACAATGGTTTAAGCCTGATTCTGTCTGCCAGATTCAAGACCTGTATTATAGAGATGAAGAAAATAATATACTTTTAGTTAAGGAAGAACCACCACTTTCAGTAGAAGCAGCAATTAGAAAAGTAAATCCACAGAGGTTTCCATAATGAGCGTACCATTTCATATTAAATTAAAGAACTTTTTTAAGTCTCTATGGTTTCACATAGGGGCAGGATTACCTAAGTGTACACAGGAGCAAATAAATTACAGATTTTCCATTTGCAAAAATGAATGTGAGTGGTATAATAAGGAAGACAGCAGTTGCCTCCAGTGTGGATGCAATGTGAGTGAGAAGAAAATTTTTATGAACAAACTGGCATGGGCAGATCAACAATGTCCTGTAGACAAATGGTACAAAATAACAAAATAACAAAGCGAACAACCAGAAGAAACACTCCTCAACACTCGTTTGTTGTGGAGAAGTCTGCTGATATATTTGACGCTGCTCAAAATGCAGTTGCAGGTAAAGAGCATGGTACAAGTATTATGATTCCGCATGTCTGCAACAACGTGAATGCGTTCGGGGCAGGGTTTGCTAGTGCTGTAGCTAAAAGACACTACGAAGTAAAAGCTAATTTTCATTTACTTGGACGTTCTGCCAAGATGGGACAAGTACAATACGTCACAGTTTATACTGAGCCAAAATATCAATACAAAATAATCTTTGCTAATATGATAGCACAAAATAGAATATACCACCCAGAAACAAATTCGCGTCCTCTTAATTATGGAGCCTTGACATATTGTATGATGGATGTTAAAATGATGATTAAGAAGATGATGTACAATGAAGACCAAACCAAGTTCAAGATTTTTGCTCCAAAGTTTGGCAGCGGTCTTGCAGGAGGCAACTGGGATTTCATTGCGGACTTGATTGATGATTGTTGGTCAGAATTTAGCGTTAGTGTATTTCTTGGAAAGGATTGATTATGACTATTTCAATGGGAATTGTTTGTTTTTTAATGATTGTTTATTTTATAAGCCTATCGATTGAGACAGCAAGAGAACTTGGTGCATGTAGAAATCTAGAGGTAAAAGACTACGATAAGCAAAACGAGTCTATGTATATGTACTTTGCAATGCACGAAGATTGAAAGGAATAAAATGTCTAGACTTAAAGGACAAAGAGTATATTTAGCTGGTGCTATGGACAGAGTATTGGACAGAGGTATAGGATGGAGAAATGAAATAACTCCGTTTCTACAAAACCTTGAGGTCACAGTGTTTAATCCGTTGACTAAACCAACAGAAGTAGGAATGGAAGACGTAGAAACACATGCTCATAAAACCAAGCTAAAACAATCTAAAAGATATGACGAGATGGCTCATCTTATGAAAACGATAAGATCAGTGGATTTAAGATTGGTTGATATAAGTGATTTCTTGGTTGTCAACTTGGATTTGAATGGTCATCCTTGTGGTACGTATGAAGAAATTTTCTGGGCCAACAGACAGAAGAAGCCTATTATCATACACATGGTACAAGGCAAGGAACATGCACCTGATTGGCTGTTCGGAACGATACCCCACCAGCATATTTTCTCAGATTGGAATGATGTTTATGGATATCTGGAACATGTGAATCTAGCAGAGAATGTCAACAGTTATAATAGATGGTACTTTTTTACAATATAGGAATGAATAAATTATGGATAGTCTTATAACATTAACAGATAGTGAATTTAAGTCTTTTGATGACATTGAATATGAAGGTTCAAGAGTAAAAGTCAAAAGGTCTAGAGTACACGGTCGTGGAGTTTTTGCTAAAGAAACTATCCTAGCGAACGAATTAATAGAAAGGTTCCCTATTGTCCCTATGGCATTTCGTGTCAGGTATCATGGAGACCCTATGCTGTTGAGTTCTACTCTGATACATACTACTTGTCCCTGCGAAGAGTGTAAGCAGCATGGATGGAAAATGTATATGCAGGGAGGATACGGAATGTTTTACAACCACCAAGACACTAACAATGCTATTGTCAGAGTCCATTGGGATATGCTATATGCAGAAATAAAAGCAATTAATGCAATCCCAGAAGGTACAGAAGTCTATGTACACTATGGTAATAACTATCCTTGGGAAATGGCAGGAATTGAAAAGGTGACTATAGAAAGTAGTCAGAAATGAAGATTATTAATGAACTAAAATTAGACTTTGACGATGTACTAATTAAACCTAAGAGGTCTCGTCTCACTAGTAGGTCTAGCGTCCATGTGAAAAGATGCTTTGTGTTTAGACATTCTCAAAGAAAAATCAACTGCATACCTTTAATTGCAGCAAACATGGATACTACAGGCTCAATGGAGATGGCACGAACCCTTAGTAGAAATGGTGCAATGACCGCACTACATAAGCATTACAATAAAGAAGAGTATGTCAACTTTTATCTCAAGGCTGAAAGCATGAGCGTTCCATCAGAGTTGGTATTCTATTCTCTTGGAACAGGAAATAAAGACCTTGATAAACTTAACTATGTATTCGATGCGATAAAAGATACTATTGGGTTAGATAAGTATCCTAATATTTGTGTAGACGTAGCCAACGGATACAGCGAAGGATTCGTAGAGCATCTAGCAAAGATTAGAGAATTATATCCAAAATCAGTCCTTATGGCTGGCAATGTAGTATCGCCAGAGATGACAGAAGAATTAATACTACACGGCAAAGTTGATATAGTAAAGATAGGCATAGGCTCAGGCAGTGTCTGTACAACCAGATTAAAAACAGGTATTGGCTATCCACAGCTATCAGCAGTTATGGAGTGTGCAGATGCAGCACATGGCCTAGGCGGTCACGTATGTAGTGACGGAGGTTGCAAAACCCCTGCTGATGTATGCAAAGCCTTTGGAGGCAATAGTGATTTTGTTATGCTAGGCAGTATGCTAGCAGGAACAGACTGTTGTGAAGGCAAATGGAAAGAAGAATACTATCAGAAAACAATCAAAGAAGGCACCGTAAAAGAAGAATGGGTTTCTGAAGACCCCGGATATGAAACCGAGACAAGAAAAAAGACATTAATCTTCTATGGAATGAGTAGCAAGTCTGCTCAAGACAAACACAACGGAGGTATTTCAGATTATAGAACCAGTGAAGGTAAAACTGTAGAGATATCCTACAAAGGAACAACTGAAGAAATAATGCAAGATATTTGTGGAGGTATTAGAAGTTGCGGAACTTACATAGGTGCTGACTGCATTAAAGATTTTGGAAAGAAGACAGTTTTTATTAAGGTTAAAAATACTCATAACAGGATATACGAATGAACATACATATAAATTCACCCATAGGTGGTACTGGATACGGCGTTGCTAGTCTTAATATTTTGAAAGGTCTGTCTCAGCTACCAGAAACACATGTTGCACTATCTGTGATAGGAAATCCTCATTTAGATAACACAAAAGATATTGAATATGTGCAAGAAGCACTTAATAATTCTGTGTCTGTAGACTATAAAGCAGCTACATTAAAGATATGGCATCAATTTGATTTGCTTAATAGACCGGGAAAAGGTAAGTATTTTGCATTGCCATTTTACGAAGTTGATACCTTAGACGAGAGAGAAAAGCATCACCTTGGTTTTCCTGACCATCTTATCGTTCCCTCTAAGTGGGCCAAAGGAGTGCTAAAAGAAAACGGCATTAAGAAACGTGCCACTGTCGTACCAATGGGAGTAGACAGTATGGTGTTTAGTCCTCAAGAAGTAACTATAGATAAGCCTAACTATATATTTTTAACAGTAGGAAAATGGGAAGTAAGAAAAGGACATGACGTAATACTGGAATGCTTTAGTAAGGCATTTAAGGAAACTGACAACGTAGAATTATGGATGGCAACATCTAACCCGTTCCTGAATCAAGAGGAAGTCAGCAAGTGGACTAATCTAGTAGAGTCATCGCCTCTCAAGAATAAAATTAGGCTATTCCCAAGATTTCCAACACATGAAAAGATAGCAGAACTGATGTCGTATTCTGACTGTGGACTGTATCCATCTAGAGGAGAAGGATGGAATTTAGAATTGCTGGAACATATGGCTATGGACAAGCCAGTGATAGCAACTAATTGGTCAGCACACGAAGAGTTTTGTACTAAGAAAAATTCAAGACTCATAGATGTTACTGAAAAAGAATCAGCATATGATGGAAAATGGTTTTTTGGTAAGAGTAATTGGGGAAAAATCGGTCAAAATCAAAAAGACCAATTCATTAGCCATATGCAAGAGGTTTATAATACAGGCATAAAAACCAACCCAGCAGGCGTTGAGACAGCCAAGAAGTTTTCATGGAAAAATACCGCTGAAAATCTTTTAAGGTGTATGTCGTAAATAAGACCAAAATATAAAACAATAGGGAATAACCATGCCTTCACCAAAAATAAAACCCGGAGAAAGTAAACAAGCATTTGTCAAAAGATGCATGGCTGACCCTACATTGAAAAAAGAAAATCCAGAACCAAATAAGCGTCTTCCTGTATGTCTAGCAGCATGGGAAGATAGTCTTTCTCTATTGGAGAGAGTGACCAACAACCTAATAAAGCCAGATTGTTTTGAAGATTTTTTTGATCCAGAAAATTTAAACTGGGACGAGGAGGAAAATGATTTTACTGACGCTGCTGAATATCAAGGCAGAAAAGTGCAGCTAGGTAAACCTTTCTTAACTCCTGATGGGCCTAAGAAGCGTAGTGTATACGTAAAAAACGACAAAGGTAATGTCGTCAAGGTCAATTTCGGAGACCCCAATATGAAGATCAAAAAAACCGATCCTGCAAGACGCAAATCGTTCAGAGCAAGACATAATTGTAGCAGTCCCGGCCCACGCTGGAAAGCACGATACTGGAGTTGTAGAGCATGGTGATTTTCCTCAAACCCGTTTGGTAAACTATGGATTTAATAAATGCTGTTAGAAAAAATTTAAACGAGGCGAAAAACATTGATGATGTTCGCTACATTTCTGGTTATGATTATAATCAGTCTGTACATCGTCATGTAACTTTCCCAGAATTAAAAGGCTTGGATTTATTTTCCATTATTCCTGAACCATACAAAAACTCTAGCAAAGAAACTGAAGCCGAGTTGAGAGAGGTAGTTTCTAACACAACAGCATTGTCCAAGTCTGATAAACTTAAAGAATTTACTAAAAAAGTTGACAAAGAACCATTGTTTATTTATCAGCCAGTTTTAGACAGACTAGGCATCAGGTTTCCAGAAGGTAAATTTTTGTCGCTGTATTATAATTCAGTATACGACATTATCGACCACTTAAAACATTACTATAACAGACCTAGACCTACACAGTTAATGAAATATTATGATCTAGAGATTCCTGTGATGGTAACTAGCACACATCAGACCCCAGCATATCCTAGCGGACACACCGGCTATGCTGCTCTGGCTAGTGCTGTTTTATCTGATAGGTATCCAGAACATACTAAAATATTTAATGACCTTGCAGATCAGGTCGGAATGGCTAGACAATATCAAGGAGTACACTATCCTTCGGACAGTTCTGCTTCTATGAAATTGATCAAATCTATTTATCCTAAATTAAAAGAATATTACAAGGAGCAAACTAATGAATTATAAGAAGATGTTCGCATGTATGCAAGACTCTATTCAAGGCACGAAAGAAGAGACAGTAGCCTTTGTCGTAGGAGACAGAGTAAAGAATATAAACCCTGAATGTATACACTATGGTAGTCGTGGCACAGTAACAGGGGTTTCATACCTCCCTAATGAAATGGGCAAAGTCGTCACATACGAAGCAAGCAACACGGGAGATAATTGGACTATCGGACAACCCATAACAAAAACAGAAGTACAACTTGAACATGACAACCCCAATTTAGCCAGCGAAAATGAATATAAAGAAGATTTTATTCAGATGAATATCGGTTCATTAAATGCTATTGCATCTAAATCTCAAGAAATAATTAATGCTTTAGGTCAAAAAAATGTAAAAGAGAACTTGACAGAAGCATGGTTACAGGGTAAAATAGCTATAACGGAAGACTACATGAAAACCATTCATGATTTTGTAATGTACAATCCGTCAGATGACGATACTACAGAAGGGGCAGACCGTCCCGGTTTGTGGGAAAACATTCGACGTAAGAAAGAAAGAGAAGGCAAAAACTATCGACCTGCCAAACCGGGAGACCCAGATAGGCCAACTAAAGATGCTCTGAAGAAGTCGCAGACTCCTTCGGAAGATAAGAAGAAGAAAAAGAAGTAAATAACAGTTTTAGATTTTGGACGACTAACTTTTAGGAAAGAGGATGATTATGGAAAAATACGAGAATCTCAGTGTGTACTTAGGTCTTGCTAAAAAGACTATTTCTAAATTTGCTCCGCAGTTTTATTCAGGCTTACGAATGGAACTGCTGAACAATGACGATGCAGTATCGGACGTTGCTCATGCTATCATGCAAGCGGATTGGAAATGGGACGCTAACCGTAAAGGCCATGAAGGTAGAAGTAAGAGTAAATACTCATACAGAAACCAGTGTGCTATCTGGGCTATAAAGACTTATATTAGTCAAAAGTATAAGAAGAAGAATTGTAACCTGTCTTTAGATAGTGTCATTACAGATGACGAAGGCAGTACATTTGCACAGTCTCTACATGATAATAGTTCTAATGATCCTTATGTATTGGTATCAGAAAAAGAACAGTCAGATAATTTGAAGTCAATTATGAACCGTCTGATTTCTTCTGATCTGTTGACAGATAAGCAGCGTCAGCAAATTAAGATGTATTACTTTGAAGATAAAACTTTATTAGAAATAGGTAATATATTTGGCGTTACTAGAGAAGCTATTCGTCAGAATATTCAGAAAGGACTAAAGAGGATCAGGGCTTATGTTTAAGGTTGAACTAAAAGCAGTTATAAGTACTTTAAATACTGATGAAGTACAACAATACTTTCTGTCAGATGGTACTTCTAACTTCCTTTCTCCTATTACTTATACGCTACAAGAGTCAGACGTAAACTTAAAATTTGCTCTGGCTCAGTACGTATCGGGCAAGTTGGATATGGATTCCAATCAACTTCATTCATCGTTCTGTGGGTTAAATAAAACAGGAGTCTGTATAGAAATAATATTCTATATTAAATTATCTCCTGATTTTAATCCACCAGAAAAATATTACTTAATACCAAAGTCAATAGCAAGGGAGTCAGAATATGTTAGAAAAGTTGAAGTCTTTATTTAGTAGGAAAAAAGTTCTGAGTGAAGATGATCTTATGTCTGCCAAAAAAATGGCTAGTTTTACAATTAATGTAAACGTAGACAATACCACAGACCTAATATATGATTGGCCTGATTGGACCCCGGATAATCAAGCGTCAGCCAAATTAATTGCTACTAGTTTGGCTCAGGCTTTATTTACATTAACGAACGGGGCTTTAAGTAAAGATATGGTAGATACGTTAATTAGCTATGAATGTTTTAATACTACAGATAAGGTGTTTGTGGATACTACTGTAGGAGCTTGGGCAAATATGGACAATATGATGCAAGATCAATTAAAAGGCCAAAATACCCCTATTATAAAACCCAGAGAAGCCTTCAAATAGGGTTGACCTCACGAACCTTGCGTCTATAATAATAGGTACACATACATAACCCAGAGACCCCTTATGAATAAACACAAACTAGTATGGGAGAAGTGGCGTGATCCTTTTGGAGATGACGATCTTAAAGAAGAGATCATGGACAATCAACAGTATGCTGAAGAACAATTTTTAGAAGAAATGGGAATTGAGTCTTTTGAACATTTTCGTAAGCATTTAGAAGAGGCCGCTGAAAATGATGACGATGAAGAAGAAGTTGAAGAACCAGACATGCCTAAAGATACTTTCTCTCCTGCTCCAATAAAAGCAATTAACACTCCTATGGGAATTATCCCCTATGCAGAACAAACTGCTTCAGGTAAAATTTTTAATTTCTGGATAGGTCATACAAACTTCAACATTACTGAACCAATAGCAAGCATAATAGAATATTGTGCTGGCACAGAATGCTTGGATGTGTTTACACGCTATCGTTTCAGGGTAGGGATAGGTAAGTTGTTTACAGAACGAGATGTCATGGCAGATATTAACAATAGAATTTTAGCATACTTAGAAAGCAAAGAGGTAGACTCTAATAATGGTGGGAAATAATAGCGACCATGATGTAAGCACTTTACACAACCACGGTATAGACATAAAGAACAGAGAAATATTTTTGCATTCACCAACAGACTACGATGAAGAAAGTGGCGTGGAGTACAGGTCTGCTATAGCATTTGAAAAAAATGTCCGTCATCTTAATCACTTGTCTCTAGAACCTATTTTAGTGCATATGCATATTCCCGGCGGCGATTGGCAAGACTGTATGGCTATATATGATACAGTAACATACAGTAAAGCACCAATAGCTATTCTCGCCTATGCTAAAGTGGAATCTGCTAGCGGAATACTATTTCAATCTGCACCTCTTAGAGTTATGATGCCCAATGCTAACATGCTAATACATTACGGCTCTTTGGCTTTGGAAGCAGAACATAAAGCGGCAATAGCTACATTTGCTTGGTCGCAAAGAGAATCACAAAAAATGATAAATATATTTACGGACAAATGTATGGGAAGTCCTTTAGCAGAATCAAAAAAATGGAAAAAAATGATGGTCAAAAGGCACATTGTTTCTCAATTAGATAGCAAGAGCGATTGGATTTTAGACCCAGAAGAAAGTGTTGACTATGGATTCGCAGATGGTGTACTTGGTAGTAGACAGTTTCCTAACATAGACACAATAAAATCTGCTCTTAGTAAATCTAAAAAAAAGAGATAATAAAATGTGTGAAATAGAATACGCTAATTATGATTTAGGGTCTAATGACTCTGAAATTAAAGCAGACATAGCAAATATAAAACATTTAAAGCCAGATGTAATATCAGTGCTTCCTTATTACATCAAGGGAGTAAAAAATCTAATACCTGATAGTACTAAACTTAGTACAGTAATAGATTATCCTTTCGGTTTGTCTAGCACTGATTCTCGTGTCAACGAAGTAGAAACATGTATTAATAACGGTTGCGATATCATAGAAGTTGTAGCACCTTTAACTATGTGTGGCAACAGGAAATACGATAAGTTTAGACAGGATATAAACGCCTGTAGAAATATATGTAATCAAAATGCGGTAGAGTGTCGCTATATATTAGAGTACAGAATTATGAGTGCAGAACTTATGTACAAGTGTGCTCAAATACTAGCTGGATTTAATATAGAAACTATTTATGTGTCAACGTCCCATCTTCTAGACTGTATAGCAGATCACATGCTTGCTTGTATATTGACCAATCAAAAAGTGGCTAATATTGATATTATGGCTGGTGGCCCAGCATGGACAGACAGGCAGCTAGAGATACTTTTCAATAATAAAGATAAGATTAAAGGTTATAAGTGTACAAATCCGCACTCTCTTGAAAAAATAGTTAATTTTCTATCCACCTCATCCTCAAAATAGCCGTATTTTAATTTGCTTATTTTCTCCTTTGTAGGTGTATACAATGATTGTATATACAGTTCCCTAACTTCATGGAGAAAATTATGATAGTTACTACAGAAAAGGCAGTATCAAGCGAAGCAGTACAGAACAATCACGGTTCTGCTGTTGATCTTGGTAATCCTTTGAATGAAAAAGTTTATCTTCTGGATAATGTCAATTCAGCTTTGCGTCCTCTACAAAACGGAGTTTTTGCTTCGACTGTTGTAGAAGGTGAGAATGCTGATAAGGCAGTTTCAGCAGGTGAATTTGCTTACAATATGGGTCAAGGCAAATCAGAAGGTCGTGTCTACAAGATGGTTGCTGCTCGCGTCAGTGACACAATCGGTGGTGTAGCCAATGATTTCTTGACACACATCAATGACGATCCATCATGGATTCGTAACCCAGCAAAGCGTGAGAAAACTTACACTTATCAAATTGCAACAGCAATTCGTGCTGGTCAGTGGAATGCCTATCTAGGCGAGTTTGATCCAGCGGTCACTGTCTCTGACGATCCATTCTGGTCGCCAGTTGATGGCTCTAGTGCCACTTCAACGGACGTTGCAGCCCAGCCTACGCAGGCCTGTCCCGGTAAGTTGGTCTATCTTGGCCCCGGTGGTAAACTACCAGTTTCAGAATGCTATGATGCAAAAACCGTATGGTAATCTGCACTTTTCATTCTAAATTGTGTATTTAATATAGGAGCCGGTGAAGTTCGCTTCACTGGCTTTTTTTTGACTAGTTTTCTTTTTTTTGCAAACGAGGTAAACAATATGGAAGCGACAAATTTTTGGGCTCATGTAGCATCAACTTCAGTGGGCATAATTATCACTCTTCTTGGTTTCTGGGCAACTTTCATTCGTCATATGGTTACTAAACAAGAAGTAGCTAATATTATAGAAAATCAAAGTCAGTATACTAGAGATAGATCATTAATAATGCAAAGACTAGAAGAGAATAAAGATATGCAAGAGCAGTTCTCTAAAGCACTTTGGAGAAATGCAGAAGTAATGAACGAATTAAAAATTCAAATTGCAACTCTTGGCAATACTTTAACTAATCTAGAAGAGAGAATCGATCACTTACCCAAACAATAAATGAGGTTTTAAAATGGCAGTCATCCACCCAGCAATATCAGGGAATCCAGTACTCAATGGTTGTGGAGCCATGAGTACAAAAGTTACAGGCTATACAAGTTATTATTGTGGAGGTTGTAACTACCATCCTGAATTAGATTTAGCCGACTGTTGCTGTAATCCTTATGGTAGCACTTTAGACAATCCTAATGCAGAAGTTATTTCACCTACTGGTGGCAGCGGAGTATTTGATGAAACATTAGGCAATCGTTTTGACAACTGCGAACCATGTAATGGTGGTGGCGGTGGTGGTTCTTCAGAAGGTTACTTAGTTGATGGAGGGTTTTCGGACACTATTCCCGGCACACCAATTCCTTAATCTAAACTTCTTGGAGAATAACAATGGGCCTCGACTCAACAAAATATTATAAAATGCAACTACGTAGAGACACAGAAGCCAACTGGTCTTTAGAGAATCCCGTTTTGTATTCCGGTGAACTCGGTTTAGATACTACTTATAACACTTTTAAAATAGGCGATGGTGCTTTAGTTTGGGACGCACTACCCTATGCAAATGCTATTTATCCAGACGATTCTTTAATTGCTAAACTTGATGAGTTTCTCGATCCGGGCTTTGGTATAGAGATGACTTATTTCTCTGGCGAAAGAGTCTATGAAATATCTGCCACAGGACTTGCACTACAGTCAGACCTTACTACTCTAGATGGTCGTGTAGATGCTAATGCGACAGGTATTGCCGACCTAGACGACAGAATGGATGAGGTTGAAGAAGACATTGAGATACTAGATATTAAAGTATCAGGCTTAGAGGCTAGATCAACTTTTGATATTGAATATATTATTAGATCGCCTCAAGGCAGTGAAGTATATGGTGATGCACCTGCACCTTCTGCATGTTATGTAGGTTTTAATGGTACTGTTACAAACAACCCTGTAACAATCAACGAAATCTTTCTTAGTTTTGTAGATAAAAACGGACTATTACACAACTTTGTTTCTCTTGCCTCTGGTGACACATTTAATTTTAGAGAAGAAAACGATGAGGATGTTTCTGTCAGATTTCAGATAGAAACAGTCAATCAATTAGCCAGTGGGGTGAAGTTAGATGTAACTATGCAAAGTGCTATAAGCAATGGTACAGTAGACGACGGAGACGTATATGACTGTCTTGTTTTTCCTGATGTAGACGTTAGTGATAAAGCAGATATAGCGTATGTAGATCAACTGTTTGATCTCTGTGCTTTAAGGGGTAGTGCTAATACATTTACTGCAAAGAATACATTTCAAGATCATATTATTATAAACGGTGATCGTAGAATTACTGCTGAGTTCGGTGCAAATGGAACACTAGCATACGGCACAAATGATACCTCCAATGGCGTTAGGATGAAATGGGGTAATACCGTTGTTCAGATGAACTCTCAGTTTAAACTGTATCAAGGTACAGATTATAATGGTGTTGATGTAATTCCTGAGATAGATTGTCGTGGATATAATATTAAAGACGCAGGTTATTTTAATACTACAGTGGACCGTACCCAGCGTTCAAACAACTTTAACTCATTTATACTTAGGGGTAAGACTGCGGATGGTGAAAATCAGATTATTTTTAAAGACTATCATTACAACGGTGGTTCAAACAATAATAGTTTTATCCAATACTTAGGTAGAACAGACGATAGTTCATCTATACAAACCAAAGTTTCTGTGATATCTCTTATAAATGCAAATGCCTCAACTAATTACGTTGGCCTTACCGGGGACGAGACTGTTGCTGGCGAAAAGACATTTAGTAGTACAACAAAATTTACGAATAGCGTATCAATGAATATGACGGGTCGCCTTCAAATTAGTGGATCGAGCGGCTCCTCTGGACAAGTTTTAACAAGCAATGGAACAACGGGAGCACCTGCATGGAAAACTCCATCGGCTGGTTCAAGTTTCAGTCCGGGTGATCAAGTAGTTAAAAGTAGTACAAGTAGTACTTCTGGCAGTTTTTACAAAAGTGGCAGCACCTTATACTGGGTTCCATAATGGCAAAGAAATTAATAACTATCCCACCTAACTATGCTGGCAGTTCACAAACAACTGATTTGGCTAACTTAGGTCATGATAATATCGCATACAGTGACACTACACTTCATAGTGCTCCTAAAAACGCCAGTTACAGCATAAGAAATGGCAATAACATTACTACTGATGGTAGAGCAGGTGATGATATCGGCTTCAGTGGAAATCCTTACGCCAACAGCAGAGGCAATGGGCTGTATTCTGGCAGGTCAGGAAAATATAGCAGTACATACATTGTTGCTTGCACATATAGTTTTAATATGCTAAGTAGTACAAGTACTGGTACATCGTCTGACGGTTGTTGGCCTTCTAATGTTAATGGTTTATGCTGGAATTATTCTTCTAGTGGTGCTCACAGTGCAAGCAAATCATCTTATCCTCAGAGGTGTATTTTGCTTTATGCAAATGCTAGTGGAAGAACTTACAGGATAGAAGCCAATCAAAAGGTTTTTGGTCTTACTATAGGAACCGCTGGAAGCAGTCAAAGCACAAACTACTGGACATGCTATCAGATAAAAGCATCAGACGCTAATTATGTAAAAAACAATGATTTATACTGGGGAGGATTTGCTTTTCAAATGTATGCTAATCATGGATCAGGTTCTCAAACTTTGACTTCATATATATGGAATGTGAGACCAACACTTTATAAAGACACAAACTGGGATATCAGTACCAGTTGGAACAGTAGTGTTGCTAGACAGGTAATGTACAATAAAAACAGCACTTTGTATCAAGTAGCCAGCCCCACAAACCACAAAAGGCTAGAAACATACTAAAATAGCCATTTTATCAAGATTTTAGATTTTCTTCTGACTTTTAGGTGTAAATATAAGTAGGTGACATTATGCAAAAACCCGGATATAAAACAAGTGAATTTTGGTTCACATTAGTCAGTTTCATTTTTAGCGGACTTTTCCTAGCAGGGATTATAGGAGACATTGATCAGAAAGACGAACTAACCAGTGTTGTCACCCACGCAGTTGAATCTATTATACTTATAGCCGGACAATTTGGAATTTTATCAAGATATTTAAAGACTAGAAAACCTGAGCCTGTAGCGGAGCCTACACCTCCAGAACCATTGAATGAACCAGAACCAGAACCTGAACAACAACCCATAAAGGAAGATACCAATGAGCGAAGCAACGAAAGATCAGATAGGCGTAGAGTTCGACAAGGTAAAAGAGGACGTACTCGCAAGCCTCGGAGAAGTAAAAAGATTAGCAATTAAAGAAGCATGGAAAGTCATGCAGGTTGTTATCGGTGAGTTAGTAATGTTAATCGAAAAAATAGGAACAGACTTGTCTAGTACAGAAAAGAAAGAACTGGCTATGAATCTACTATCAGGATTTTATGATAGTGTTTTCAAGGCTGTCGATCTGCCTTTTATTCCTAACGTGTTTGAACCATTATTTCATTCTTACGTCAAAAAGTTTGTAATGGGTCTTGCCAGTGCTGGCATTGATGCCATTGTAACTACATTCAGAGAAATCGGAGTCTTCCTAAAAAATAAAGTAGACTCAAACCCATACAGTCCCGAAACACTAGAAGTATCATACGTTAAATAAGAGAGGCGGTCAAAAATGGATTACACTCAGACATTCAATGAGTTTAGCAGTAGCGTAGGGCCAACAGACTTGGCTTTATACGCAGGAATAGGTATTGTCCTTTGGGTTTTATTTAAAGACAAACTTAGTCCAGTACAAAAACTTGTTTTACAATTTGTAGATCAGGTTAAACAGCTACTTGGCAAAGTAGGGGACAAGACTGTAGTAGTCAGACCCGTTCCTAGTCGCAAAGAAGTATCAGGAAATGACGAAGATATTTTCTTTGATCTAGTTGTGTCTTGGAAACAAACAAGAGACCTTGCAGTTCAAAGCGGTTGCGATAAAGCCGTAGAGGTTGCAGATCAAATGTTTCCTTACCTAAGCCCAACAGTATGTGACGAAGAAACCCCTTCGCCAGTAACAACAGCCTCAGTCAGTACATTACACTAGGAGAATACAATGAAAGAAAAAGTTGCACTAGCAATAGGAGCCATATTAATTTTGTTCGGACTCTTTCAGCCTGATCTTGGTAGTCTAATTCCTAGCATAGGAAGACCGGATATAGTAGTTACTGTACCAACAGTTGACGCACCAGAAGATGAAGTGCTTCTTGAAAAAGGTACTGTTATTGTAGATTTGTTGCGTGAGTCAAATGCTTCTGGTAAAAGAGAAGACTGTCTCAAACTTTCTTCTTTATACAAAGACATGGGAGTTCTTATTAGCTTAGACGGTAAAGAAGGAGTCATTAAAGATACTGCTAGTATCAGAGAGGCTAATGTCCTTGCAGGCAAAATGCTTAAACTTGATATTGAAGGCAAGTACGATGGTCTTGCAGAAGCTGCCGGTGATCTTGTTGCGTCAAGCATAGGCAAAGATGAAGTAGTACTGGATGATGACCTCAGAGCCAAAAGTGTCGAAGCCTTTAATGCATTGTCATGGGCTTTTTATGAAGGGAGCAAGTAATGCCAAGGTTAACCCCTGATGATCTTTATAGATTGTATCGTGAAGGTATGCCCGGAACACTTTGGGAGAATCATGTGTTTGAAGAACTCATAGAAAGTTCTAAGTATGCATATTTTAAAGATGGTGCAAAAAAAATTAAGAATAGTGGGAAAGGGAAGTTATCTACTCCGTTTCGTTCTGCTCTAAGTTTTGATAAGAACTGCTATATCGAAAGGCAAACCACTGGAGATTGTGTCTCACATTCTACTAGGAATGCTGTTGATGTAACCAGAGCAGTTGAAATGCATGTAGAAGGAGAACCCGAAAGCTGGGTTGCTAGAGGAGCGACGGAAGCAATATATGGATGCAGAGGTCATGGTGGACAAGGTATGAGTTGTAGTCGTGCTGCAACATTTGTCAGTCAAAGCGGTGGTGTTCTTGTTCGTAAAAACTATCCCGGTGTTGCTGACTTTAGTAAATACAATGGAAGCATGGGAGCAAGATGGGGAAGCAGAGGCCTTCCAGATAAAGTAATTGACGAAGCAGAAAAACACAAAATTAAAACAGTCTCACTTGTTAAAACTGTAGAAGAGGCAAGAGATGCACTAGCCAATGGGTATGGTTTAAGTGTGTGTAGTGGCTATGGATTTTCTAACAAAAGAGATAGCAAGGGGTTCGCCCGAAAAAGTGGAGGCTGGAATCACGCAATGGCATGGACGGCTTGTGACGACACAGGTAACGAGCCAGCATTTCTTGTACAAAATAGTTGGGGGAAATTTAACAGCGGAGGTCATCCTGAATGGGGTCCGATACCAGACGGTTCATTCCTGATACATGCTGACATTGCAGCAGGAATGCTTAGAGGTAATGGTGCTTATGCTTTCAGTTCCTTTAACGGCTTTCCACCACAAGAATTACCAGATTACGGTTTTGACACATATCTATAAAGGGATAAATTATGGCAGACGCTAAGATTACAGAATTGCCTGAAGCACCTACTATAGCTACAGATGACTTGCTCTGTGTAGTAACAGGAGTTAGTGATGTACCAGAAACTATGAAGGTTGATGTCAATCGTTTTGTTGCACAGTCAGTCAAACCAAGTGACTTACTGGTACAAGGAGACGGTGTAACTTTGACAACAAATGCTGCACCAGATGCAGACAGTCCTGAGACAGTAACTATATCTGCTGCTACGGACACCATTGGTCAAGACATATTTCCTATCAAGGTAGCCACACAAAACTACTCTCTTGCACAGAATACCATTATTACGCCACTAGAATTAGCACAAACCATTGCTGATGGTACTCAGTATATGGTAAGCACTCATTTTGTTTTTAATATAGGAAACGGTTTGACTAGTACTCAACAATCTGCTATAAGTGGAGGACTTGATAGTGACCAATTTATTACAAGAGGAAACTGGGTGCATTATGAAGCAATATCAAAAGAGCACCTAGAACTCCATCAGGACGCTACTCAGCAAATTGCAAATACTGGTACTTGGGTTAGTTTTGGAAATAATCCGTCTTCTATATTTAATGTACCATGCACAGTCACTTCACAACAACAGTTCTATGTAAAGAATGATTCTGGTGGAGACTTAACTCTACAACTAGAGATAGTTACAAATCATAATTTTGTTGGAAATGACAGCATTGCTCTTTTAACAGGAAGTTCCGTAACTTATACAAAGGTGACCTAATGAGTATCATAGATAAAATTGCTATGAATAGATTAATTAAAATTATTGGCGACTTTATATTGGCTTTGCTAAAAATGTTTCAGCCTAATGACGACATAACAAAACCTGAGAAAAAAAGACCAATTATAGACAAACTAAAAAATATTTTTAAGAAAGAATAACGTCACTAAACAGTCTGGTTCACAAATAATTTTGTCCTTATATTAAGGTGGATCATACCTCCCGACATTATCAAAACTGATACAAAGTTCAGGGAGTGGCGTTATTTTATTTAACAAGAAAGATAGGATGAACAAATGAGTAGAGTTATTTTATGCGGTGTACTTGCTTCTATGGTTGCAGTATCTACACTACCCAAATACAGCACAACTGCGGTTACTACATTAGTAGGTGCCGTTATAAAGGCTTCTCAATCAATAGAGATAGCTGAAAAATACAAAAGAAAAGATTGTCCCGTTTGTGAGGGCAAAGGCTGGTACTGGAGCGGTGATGGAATTGCAAAAATTAACTGTCAGTATTGTGAACCTTAAACCCAGTATAGAGAACATAATGGAAAATCAAGAAAAACTTAAAGAAATCGCTGCCCGTGTTTTAGAAAAGGCGAACTATCAATCCGATGATAATGTAGAGTCTGATGAACATGGTAGCGTAATAGCTGTAATCATGGTTATTAGCGTGATGCTTACTCTTATTAGAATTATACAAGAGTGCAATAAAGATAAAGATAAAATGTTTTATGCCAATCGTGTCAGAAACTTTAGTGTGAGACGAGGCTGGTTTACAAAGATGAAAATTAAACGAGTACTAAGGAGAGAACTCAAGCCTGAAGATTATAAAAAAAATTCAGCTTCTCTAGTTAATGCTATATTGGATGAAGCAGCAACTATGAAAGAGGAAGACCTTATTGCTTTACTGGAGGCCTCAAATGTTTAGTTTATTTATATGGGCGGTATACGGTATTTTTGTAGGATCAATAGCTAAAACTATAGTTCCCGGCGAAGAAAACTTTGGATTTATTAAAACTGTAGCTTTAGGAGTCATAGGATCATATATGGGAGGAGCAGGATTATATATGCTAGGATCATATTCTGTCATAGAACCAGCAGGTATTTTTGCTGGTGTAGCAGGTAGTGTACTAGCGTTAGTACTGTATAATAAATTAAATGAGAAATAAAACAGCAGTATTTTTACATCTGTATCATCAAGATCAAGCAAAATATTTTTACGACTACCTCTTCCCTATTAAAGACATGGTAGATATATATATCACACTGCCTGATTCAGTAGACTGTGATGTTACAGTAACCATGTTAAGTGACTTGAATCCTCAGATTGATTACGTAGATAATGTCGGTGGAGACATATTGCCCTTTCTAAGAAGTCTAGTAAAATATGCATCGCATTATAAGTATTTCTTTAAAATACATAGTAAAAAAAGCCTACTCCATAGATTCTGCCACTGGAAAGAAATATTAGTATATGAACTATTAGGTAGTCCAAAAATACTAAGACAAAACTGTCTATTGTTGGATAATCCTTTTATAGATAGTATAGGCCCTCTTTCCATGCTGATGAACCACGATAGATGCCACAAACCCTATATACACTTCCTCATGGATGAACTAGGCATACCTTTCGATAATTATAGTCATTTTGTTGGAGGCACTATGTTTGCAGGCTGTTCTGAAACATATTTAAAATATTTTAATAAAGAGGTTGTAGATTATATAGAAGGGCTTATGATAGATAATAAAGAGCTTGGTCGAACAGTCAAAGATCAGGATGTTCATGGTCTTTGTGTAGCAACTTATATTCATGCTTTAGAAAGAATTTTTGGCTATTTAGGAAACCTATATCCTATAACTATGTCTACTATTACCGTGAACGGAATTAATTCTCCTAAACAAATAGTGGTTACTAAAAATAATGAAGTTTATTGTCATAGCGACAGTTCAATCTGTGGCAATATAGTAGAAGAAAATTTGGATCAGTTGGCTATCATATGGAAACATAAAAGACCTAGAAAAAAAGAGATATACAAAAAGACTTCTGAGAACACAATAACAAAGGTTACGAATGACTCCAGATGAACTATATGAGGCACTTACAAGAAACCCTTGTGATCCTAGCCCAACATCGCCTAGAAAAATTGATTACTTTGCAGACAACAGCAACTCTGAAGTATTCGGTACTTATCCACAGGGAGTTTCTGCTGCTTACTGGCTAGCTAGAATTGTTGATGCAGTATCTATTTTAAAATATCCTTGCTTTAGTGCCGCAGCAGATTCTACACTATACAGTGCAACTAATAATGACCATGAATACCAATTAGTATTGCCATTTAAATTTTTAGAACAATTAGATGGCGGGGCTTATAAAGAATGTTGCTCAATCCCACAAGCCGCAGTAGCACATGCTTTCAGGAACTCTGCGGACACTATGAGGGCTTGTCACTATGTAGGAGATAACAATTTCTCAAAAAGTTTTCACAGAATGGCTACTGAATACATGACATACTGGGGATGGAACAGCATACCAGACAATATGTTGATGATGGGGCCAGATTTAATATCAGCAGAAGAAGTAGGACAAACTCTAGAACCACAAGACGTACTTGAAGTAAGGTCTCCTACAGTAGGAGTAATGAGTTGTTGGCCCGGAGCCCAAGGTGTGCCGGGAGCCGCACATTCATGCGTAACATGTGCTGGTGAAGACCAGCCAAAGTGTAGATCGTGTGGCTGCTGCCCACCAATAGACCCACCTCCTGAAAATGACCCTTGCTGTAAACCCGGAACTCCAGAATACTATAGTGAGTGTTGTGGGTTTGATAGAACTGCTACATTTGAGGGTAGATATATACAGTTCGCATACTGGGTTCCTTCTCAAGACGGTTCGCAGAGAGGAGACTTATTATCAGGTAGACAAGATGAAAAAATGTATCACATAGGAGTTTTAGAAAGAAGAGAATATTCAGGTATATGCAACCTCAGAAACAATCAAGCAGATAGATTAAACACTATTGATAAAGGCCTATTCTTTGAATGGCTACAGGAACGCAACGGCTGGAACTATCAAACAATGAAGCCAAAGACTACTGATCCTGATAGTCCCAACTTAAAACAAGAAGAAAAGATAGAAAGAATAAGGGCTACAGTACCTCTTATGCTAGATGTAAGCGTAAACGGCAAAGCAGGAATGCCAAGTTCATCCAGTGACTACGAAGCATATCTTAGAACAATAAAGCAACTACTCTGGAACGGAGAAGGCGTAGCTTTGTTTACTAACGTAGGTTTTCCCAATAGAAGAGATAGTCAAGGTTTAGCATATCCAGATAGAATATGGTATACCATGTATAGCATTATAGGCTATGACGATAGAAGACTAGAGTTTGACGAATGTGTGTATGTTCTACAATGTCCATTAGGAAATTGGATTACTGGAGGTGAACCAAACTGGGGGCCATTACCAGACGGTTCGTTTTTAGTTACCGAAACCGTTTTGAAAGACATGATTAGATACATGAATGGTAGCGACTATTATGCCTGTAGGCAAACTGTTTGCCCAGCCAACGAAGGAATAGACTGTACTGATCCTTTTGTTATACTAGAGTATGAGGGATGTCAAGGAGTTCCTATTTATCCCAACTGTCTACCTTACTTTTGTGCTGAAAGACAAAGTGCTTTCGGTATGTTATTTGCTCTCTCTCTTAATCCTCGTTTCACCCAAAGTAACAAGGGAGATGATTTGTTGCACTATTCTCAAAATATCCCTACTCATGTTACAGCAGATTTGCTTTCAGAGAGTAAGGCTTATTGCAAAATACCTTCTCATGAACGAGACGATGAATGTGAGGCCGAGGACTTTGAAGGAGACTGCTATCTACCTTTAGATTTAGAATTTATATGGGGTTGGGGTAAAGCCTTTAATAATGAAGGAGAACTAGATCGTCTTGAAGGTAATATGTACAAGGACAGAGCATTTAAGAAAAGAGCACATAAACATGCAACGGCACATCAAGACATAGAGACATCTGCCATACCAATAAACTGTCTGGACTCGGAGAACAACGCGACCATAAATATACAATGGGAACCATATCTAGGTTATCTTAAAGTTAATGTGGCAAAACCACCGGGATATCACATAATTCACTTAGAAGGAAAAGGGTGTTTTTAATGGATAGATTTGAAGTAGAAAATTTTACCACAGTTACAGACTTGGTAGATCAGGACTGCACTTTCTCACTTCCTGTAAAATCAGAGTTTGATCTTGTAGACTTAAATAGGTGTTTTATACAAGGAGGGTCTGTTACGTTTACAGACAAATATAGGCTTTCTAATAGTCAAGCATGTGTAACTTTTATGGAAAAGTTGTTTCCAGTACCATCATGTGTTTATGAAGAAGATGAAAACGGAGAAGAATCAGACACTCCTAAAGAATTAAGAACAGAGGCACAAGCAAGTACGTTGTTTGGTATTTCAGACCCAGAGACTTTAGGAGAAGTACAGACAAGTAGTGAGTGGGAACCTGCATCAGACTATGAAGACAGCAAGTCTTATGAATATTGGGACGCTGTGAACGCCATAAATAACAACATATCTTACACTAACATCCTAGATGAATGCGAAATAAGTTTTTATGGTCTACCTAAAGGAGAAGCATATATATGTTCTTGGGTGAATGGAGGGACTATACTTTGTAATAATATGAACTTTTTTGCAATCAACTTGGATTCTCCACCTCCAGTAGAAGAAGAGGATGCCGCTTTTTTTGCTAGCTTTGAAAACCCTATGGAATCACGAAACTATGGATGCTATTTAATAATTGATGGTCAAGACAGAAGTAAAATACCAAATAGAGAAGATGGTATTCCTGTAGAGCAAACAGTAATGAACCAAAAAATTAGATTTATTAATAACACCTTGACTGCTGAAGAACAATGGTATCACGCATACTTTGTACAACCGCTAGCGTACAGGCTTACATTTCAAGACCTTGAAGTTTATAAAATGGATTTAGTTGCCTATGACAAGGTCGGTACTCAGGACCGGCCCAAGTTGTCTGCACCACCCGTAAAAAGGCCTGATCTACAGGAGCCAGTGTTTGATTACGACAGCATGAGTACAAACTGCGTGTATAGCCACAGCAACATAAAGGCTTATGATCTACCAGCAGGAGGTGCAGGATATCTAGTTTTCCCAAGT